TTGTTGCGCCAGAAATAAATCAAAATATAAATAAGCCACAACAAATGACTGCTGGTGGTCAATTAGATGTGAATATTAAGGGGCTGCCAAAAGGCTCAAGCGCTGGCTTTACTCCGAGACCTAATAATTTCTTGCCTGTTGGCTTGAATACTGTTTATGCGGGGGGTTAGATGACTGTATATAATACCGCAAGGCTGCCTGATGGGCAATTTAGAGACGCTGGCTTTTTCTACCAAGATTCAAACGGAACTGGTGGAAGAAAAACAACAACTCACGAATACCCAAACAAAGCGGCTCGCTATGTTGAAGATCTAGGCGGCTTAGAAAAGAAATTTAGCTTAAATGTAATAACTGACGATAATGTTTCTTATGCCGATAGAGATTCTTTAATTGGCGCGTTGGATCAAGGAGGGGTTGGAACTTTGATTCACCCTTCGATGGGCGATTTACAAGTTGTTTGCGTTGGCTATAATTTCAATGAAAGCGTTAAAGAGTTAGGAATTACTAAGTTCTCAATTGAATTTGAAGTTGCGTCACTAAATGTTTTACCAACTGCTACTACTGGCAATAAAGGATTTTTGGCTAATTTAAAATCTAAAATTCTTGGCAGCAATGAAGCGGCTTTTGACGCTGCATTTAAAACAGTTAAAAACTCAAAAGCAAAGTTTGATTCTGCTGTAAAAACTTTGAAGCAATCTGCCAATGAGATTAACCGAGTGGCGAGACAAATTCAAGGCGCGGCAGATAGTTTCTCAGATTTTGCAACCTCAATTAATCAAATAGTCAATAGCGCTACTAAATTAGTGCAGTCTCCTTCTGTTTTAGCCTCTAACCTTCGCACAGCTTTTGATAACTTGGGCGTTGCTTACAATAGTTCTCAAGATTTATTTAACACAACCAGAGGACTTTTTGGATTTAATCAAAGAGACCAGCAAGCTAACGGAAAATCACAGCTTCAACAAGATATTAATGCAAATCAAAATCAAATAAACAATTTTATTAATGTTGCTGCTTTAGCTACCGCCTACGATGCTGCCGCTAATATAAGTTACTCAAACTTAGATGAGCTAAATCAAGTGGTGAGCGAACTTGAAGACGGCTTTAATTCCTTGCCTAGCATTGACCGCGCGCTTTATGATAGCCTAGTTGAAATGAAAATTGAGGCTACAAATATTTTCTCATCGCTAGCAATAAGCCTTCCAAATGTTGCGCAATACGAGATACTAAACCCGATTAGCTTGAATGTTTTAACTTATAAACTTTACGGCTCTTTAGAGCTGAAAGAAACTTTGAGACTTCTTAATGGCTTTGGAGATACTTCGCAAATTCAAGGCACAATTAAAATTCTGACAAATGTCTAAGATATTGCTTGAAGTAGCTGGTGTAGAATATGAGGGCTTTACCGATGTTGGTGTTAATGGCGCTTTAGAAAACTTCTCATCTTCGTTTTCTTTTTCAACAACAGTGAAAGAAAGCTCCTTGGGCGTAATTCAAAATGATTTAAAGCTTGGGCAGCAAGCAAGGGTTTTTGTGGGTGAAGATTTGGTGATAACAGGCTTTATTGAGTCCTTAGATATTTCTTACTCTGCAGACTCCCACTCAATTAATGTTTCTGGTCGAGATATTGGAGGCGATTTAATTGACTCCTCAATTCGTCAAAGGTCTTATATTCAGAGAGACTTTTTTAAATTAATCAATCTTGTTTTAGTTGATAACGGATATTCAATCAAAGTTATAAACAAAGTAGGAACTCTAACTTTAGAGCCAACAGAAACGATCAAAACTGAGCAAGGCGATAGTGTTTTTGATTTTCTTGATAGATACGCTAAAAAACTACAAGTATTGCTTAAAATCAATCCTAATGGCGATTTAGAAATAATCAGAGAAGATAACGATGTTGTTAAAAACTTTTTAATAAATGACTTCACCGAGAATAATAATATTCTGTCTGCTAGCTTAAGTCTTACAACAACTAATCGTTTTAATGTAATTGATGTTTATTCTCAGGATAATAATAGAACGCATACCAAGACTGGAATTTCACAAAAAGGATCTGCGACTGACTCAAGCATAAGAACCACTAGAAGAAAAATAATCACAATGGAAACTGCTTCGCAATCTAGGTCTTTGGCAGCATTGGCGGAGTGGAATGTTAACTTAAGAAGAGCGAAAGGCTCAAGATATACCTGTAAAGTTGTTGGCTTTTATTCTGGCGAAAATGTTTGGCAGCCAAATAAATTGGTTAATATAATTGATCTAACGGCACAGGTGCAGGGCAACTTCTTAATTCAAGGTGTTGAATTTTCGCAAAGTCTGCAAGGCTCATTTACAACTCTAGATATTGTCGAAAGAGGTGCTTTTAGTTTGGCTGGAGTTAATAGTTTCGGAAATAGCTTCGCTGATGGGTTGATTAGTTGAGGAGGCATCAGTTCCCGAAACCTTAATCTTATCCCAACCCATTAATTCCAGATAGAATGATAGCCAAGTCATTTTACTTTCTCCCACAATTCTTGAGCTTTTTTTAATTGCTCTTGATAATATTTGTTTTTTGAATCAATTGCTAAATTATTTTTATAGTGGAATACCAAAACCAAACACTATTGATACTGGCGGTATTCAAACAAAAGGAATTAAGCAATAGCCTTTTTAAACCATTTAATTGTTCCATCTATCTTGGTACGATGAACCAAAGAAACCGCTGCCAAGATAGATAAAATGGCAATAGCCAATTTATTTTCCATGCAAGTCGTCAATAGAAGCGGCACTACTGAGCTAACCATGCAACAAATTGCAAGTTTTAGAAAAGATGCTTTTCGCTCATTAGAATTTATGCTAACATTGATTCTAGCTGTATAATCAACCAGCATATAAGCCTTTAGAAATTTAAAATTTTCTTTCTTTGTTTTAAAAGTTTCTTTCTGCAAAAAGAAATCAGGATGCTTTCCTAAAGAACCATAATCATCAACTTGAAGGCAAAATACACTTCCAATCAAGCCAATTACTAGAAACAAAATTGGTAGCCAAATTATTTGCGTTATTGAACTAGGAACCTCAAAAATTTTCGCGTTAATTATCGTAATTAAAATTGAAATAATAGAGAGTTGAGTCGTGAATAATTTGGTCGCTTTATCCTCAAGCCCTTGTTTGGTTTTTAAAGAATCTTCCAACATCTTTTCTGATTCTTTTAAGCCATTATCAACTAGACCTTCTTCAAAATTCTCAAGATCGTAAATATCATCTTTTGATATTGTGTTATTAGCAGATTTTATCTTTACTGGCTCTACACCGAAAATTTTCTCTAGTAAATTTATCATTTTCATTGGAATTTGTTTAATAATTTTTTCAATTTAAGGGCTGAATTTTATTCTTCAACCAATTAGCGTAAAGTCCGTTAAAGTTTGAGCCAGACCCTCAAAAGCCGCATCGCGCTCCGCTTTCGTATCAAAACGCCACCTCACAAAAACTTGCTGTTCCCCAATGGCAAAAATTATTTCTGCCTTATCGGCCGCACTTTCCCACGGACACTGTTTATGGATAGCAAAAATTTTAGAAGAATTTATGATTGGATTATTGCCATTTGCTAGAAACATGATTTAAATTGCGTTATGGGTTCTAGGTTACTTAGTTGTTAACTCGCTATTAATCCGTGAGTCTTTAGAAAGGTTATGTATTTTTACTACCCTATCTTTATTCTCGTAGTCTGTCAAAAAATATTTAGCTGATCGCAGGTCGCGAAATTTTACCGTCTGAAAAACTCTATAGTAAAGCTCGTCAAAAACCAACTCTGAATAATACCACCAGATGCCAAATGACTTATACTGAGGATAATAATGCGTTTTTGCCTCTTTGTTAACTTTTTCTAAAATCCTAAATCGCATAATATATAATTTTTAACTCGCTATTTGCGGAATTGAGAATTCCACTAATTCAGCTGTTTTATGTTGTTATTTTAATTAATTCAAAATTGCGATTAGTTCTTGTTTCGCCCAACTCAACTCTGCAAAAATTATTTATTCTTTCGGGTTCAATTTTGATTCCCATAAAAAACACACCTTCTCGTACACAAGTCACATAATTACCAATGGAGTTTCTTAATTTAATTATTATGCACAAATCTTCCCTTGAAACAATTATTTTTTCATCAAACTTTAAAGTTTGAGTAAATTCGTAAAGCTGTTGTTCGTAACTTATCCTTTGTTTGAGCATAATTAGTTATGTTGCTATTAATCCATGCGCTCTAAGTGCTATTAAAATAGAATCAACAGCCGCATGAAGTTCTGGCAATCCAGCCAACGGATTGGGGATCGCCGCTTGCTGATTTCCAACAACCTTAATGCCAGCAACCTTGTAATAATCAGCTTCACAAGTTCCATCAATTACAGAGTTACCTTTAATGTCATTTTGCGTTTCTTTTGCAAGAAATCCGTTGCCCGATACTCTATTTCTTATTTCGGCTTCTCCAGCCTCTAGGGTCGATTGCGTCAAAATATCATAAGGAATTGCAAACGCATTTGTCTTACTTCCCAATGCGCAAAAAATTAAAACTAAAGTTGACTCACTCGGTTTCACTTTTGACTGAAAGCCATAGGGGTAAAGTAAAAGCACATCGTCAAAAACTTCATCTTGCAAAGAAACGACTTTGGCATAAGTGCCGTCTGTTTCGGTGATATATCCTTTATAAATCATATTTATTAGATTTGAGTTGATTTAAACAAACTATATTTTTCTAAATCAAAAAAGCAACTTAAAAAATGGCGTTAGATTTAAAATTAAATCAATCAAAAGGATATTGGGATTTAGACATCGAGAATGGCGATTTTGCCAAGACCGATAGCCTAGATACTGCTCTTTATATGTCTGTTTTTTGCGAAAGGCGAGCTAATCAAGTTAATGAGCCAACACTAAGAAGAGGTCATTTTACTAATCAATTTAGCCGCGTTAGTAGTTACGAAGTGGGCTCTTTGTTCTGGCTATATACTAGCCAAGCTAAAAACACTACATCAAATTTAACTTTGCTAGAAAACGCCGTTAATGAGGGCTTAAGATGGTTAATAGATGACGCAATAATTTCTAAAACAAATACAAGGGCGACCAAGTCTAATACTCAAGTCAACCTTGAAATAGATTTAATTAATAGGCTGCAGTCCAATAGTAAATATTATAATCTTTTTATAAATCTATAATGATTGAATTTCCTTCAATTTCACAAATTCAACAAAGAATCGCAAACGCTTTAGTTTTGTCGGTTAATGCTGGTCAGTTAGATAATTCAAAGCAAATCGATCCAAACATTAGAAATAGCTTTGTTTTAGGATTGGCAAATTCTATGGCCGCTGGTTTCGATGAAAATAATGATAATATCAAAGAAGTTTTAAAACAATTATTTCCACAAACTGCGACTGGTGAATATCTGGAGCTTTGGGCTTCGTTCTTTGGCATAAATAGAAAAGATGCGGTGCAAGCAGAGGGCTTTGTTGTTTTTACAGGCGTTGCCGCAACTTCGATTCCAATTGCCACAGCTATTCAAAGAGCTGACGGGTTTTTATATGAAACTCAAGCTCTAGGAACTCTTGCAAGTCAAACGATCTCTATCTCTTCTTTAACAAGAAGCGGATCTACAGCCACGGTAACGACCACATCTAATCACAATCTTGCGACTGGTGTTTCGGTGACAATCGCTGGCGCGACGGAAACCCAATATAATATCACCGCTACTATTAGCGTTATTTCAAACACTCAATTTACTTATACCGTTTCAGGAAGTCCAACAACTCCAGCAACTGGAAGCCCTATGGCTACCTTCACGACAGCTTATGTTGCGATCAAGGCTGTCGAATATGGAGACGCGGGAAATTCTGCTGGCGGTTCGCAATTAAGTTTGGTTTCGCCAGTTGTCGATGTTGATAATGCTTGCTACCTTCCATACGATGGCGCTTCTTTAGGCTTAGATATTGAAACTGATGAGGCTTTAAGAGCTAGACTACTAGAAAGAACTTCAAGCTTTACAGCTCCATTTACAGCTTCGGGTTTACCAGTTTTTATTAAAGAAAAAATCGCTGGCGTGACGAGAATTTGGGTTCAGACTGCAACCCCTTCCGCTGGATATGTCACAATTTATTTTGCAAGAGACAATGACTCAAATATAATTCCAACTGCGGCTCAAGTAAATGCCGTTAAGGACGCAATTATTGATGAAGATACAGGAATTAAGCCCGCAAATACTCCAGATAGCTATGTTGTGGTTTCTGCCCCTACAGCCGTGCCAATAGTCATAACCTTCTCAAGCTTGAGTCCAAACACGGCAGCGATGAGAACCGCCATTACTCAAACTTTAACTGACTATTTTAAAAGCGCCTCGGTTAATGTTGGCGGCGATATTCTTTTAAATGAAGTAAACGCTTTGATTTTTTCAGTGATTGACGAGAGCGGAAATTCACCGACCTTTGCTCTCTCTGCACCTTCTGCCGATACTAATATTTCTAATAGTGAATTAGCAACTCTTGGCACGATTACTTATGTTTAAAGAAAGAACCGCAGCGCAACAGGCTAATGTTCTGGGGCAATATTTAAGAGACGACCCTTTACACGAAGCTAAAAATAGAGAAGACTCGGTTTTAAGAAAGGTTTTAATAGGCTTGGCTAGTGAGTGGCTTAATTTTAGAGCCGATTTAAATGATGTGGTAACTGAATATAATCCAAGAAACACAACATCTTTGATTGAAGAATGGGAAGCTTTTGTAGGCATCCCTGACTCCTGCATTGCAGTTGCCTCGACTTTAGAGCAAAGACGATTAAATGTTTTATTAAAATTGGCTGGCATTAATGTAAGCACAGCGAAGCAGTTTAAAAATGTTGCCGCAGTATTAGGATTTACGATTGAAGTTTCAAACGGTGTTGATACTTCAACATTTCCTTTGCAACTACCTTTTTTATTAATTTCACCAGCTTCAGCACCTTTCACAATAGTAATTACTTTGCCAGCTTCTTTAAAGCCAATAGGTTTTCCCTTAACTTTGCCTTTTAGACTAACAGAAGCTCAACCAAAAATATTAAATTGCTTGTTCAACAAGCTCAAGCCCGCGAACACTCAATTATTCTTTAGATACAGTGAATCATAATTTTTAGTTTTGATTTGAGGTATTTATTAGAGGTATAATTTTTAATTAATTATTTTTTTTATAAAAAATGGCAGACTTCAATACATCAAAAGTAGACGGCGATACAGTAGCGGCAGCTGAGTGGAATCAGCTTGCAAGTGTAGATAATTTTATTACTACAAGCGGCCAAACGCCCTCAACTGGCAATCTCAATCAAATGGGAATCGGTGCAGCTCGATATTCGAGTGGCGGTCAATTCTTTACCGACTCTGGAACTGCCAACGCGTATATTCTAACTTCAGTTTCTCCTTTTAAAGCTCCAGTTAGTGCAACGGAAGGCTATTTCAATGGAATGACAATTCGCTTCCGAGCTGGCAACGCAAACTCGGGAGCTTCGATAGTTAATGTCAACTCTGCTGGTGTTAAAAACCTTAAAAAAGAAGATGGCTCAACGGCTTTAGTCTCTGGAGATATTCCTACAGACATTGATGTGATGTTTAGATATAATGGAACCGTTTTTGTTTTGGTAAGAAACGCAGCGTCTCTCCCCGAAGCAATCACAGGCACAAACAATACAAAATTCCTAACACCTTATTTAGCTTCTAATTTACCAGCTTTTAGAGCTGCAAAACAAACGCCTCAAAACTTAACTCACTTAGTTGCAACAAAAATTACTGGCTTTAGCGTTGATTTTGACATAGGCAGCTACTGGAATGCTGGAACTAGTAGATACACACCTCCAGCTGGAAAATATGCCTTTAATTTAACGGCAAGCGGAGTCAGCAGCGTTAATTACGGTTTAGCATGGGCTATATATATCAATGGGGTTGCCACTCCCTACGGAGCCACTATTGGAACAATATTAGCAAATTCAACAGCTAAACTTCCAGCTGTTGGCTATATTACAGTCAACGGAACTGATTATTTAGAAATCTATGTAACAATGGGCTACGCTTCACCCGCAACACTTACTTTAAATGAAGTATTTTTTGAAATTGAAAAAATCAGATAATTTATGGAACAGTTAATACAAAAATATCTAAAAGAAAACAATGTTGAAGGAAAAAATGGCGTTGATTACCGCTTAGAAGATAGCGGCAATGGCATTGAAATAAAGGATTGGGCTTTGTCAATTGAAAAGCCCGAGTTTACTGAGCAACAAATCAATGCGGGTATTTTAAGCCAAGCAAAGGATATAAAAATACTTGAATTAAAATCAAAGCGAGATAATTTATTAAATAATAAAACATTTTCAATTACAGTCGATGGAGTCGGTTGCTCGTTTTGGCTAAGAAATTCTGATTTACCAGATATTCAAGGGAGAATTACTTCTTTGTCAAACAATACCACGACTAGAAATTGGGGAACTGTTGAAGGTCAGAGAGTGGGTTTAAACAAAGAAGCTTATATTTCCTTATCTCGTCACATTAGCATTAATGACGCTCAAGTAAGAGACCTTTACGCTGACAAAGAAAGCGAGCTAGAGGCTTTGGTTGAAGAAGAATCAACTACTCTTGAAGATATTAAAAATTTTAACACTAATTTAATATAATATGTCGATTCTATCGAGTCTTTTGGGGGGCGATGGTGGTTCTGCACTAGAAACTGGCGCAATAATAATAGCGCAACTTGCTGATCCTGGTAGTGGTTATGTTGGCGGATTATATCAAAATGTGCCTTTAGTAAATATTCAATCTTCAGGAAGTGGCGCAAAAGCTGATGTAGAAGTTGGAAGTGGCGGCATTTCAAGCGTTCTTTCAATTGATAACAAAGGTAACGGAGGCAGTGCAGCAGCAACATATAATAATGTTGATGTTGTCACTTTGTCAGGCACAGGATCTGGAGCTGAAGCTTCGGTTATAACTGCATATCGCGGTCAAATTAACACATTAACAATTGAAACTCCTGGAATTGGAGGAATTGATGGCATTTATTATGATATCGCTCCCATTCTTGCCCCCCCGCTTGTTGGCACTGGATTGTTGGTTAAGGTAACAATCAGTGGCGGAGTTTTAACGGCTGTCGAAGCAGTTGATAAAGGAGAAGGATATTTAGCTGGCGCTACCTTTAGTTTCGATCCTGTTGATGTTGGGGGTTTAACTGGAGCTACAATTGAAGCTGATGCTTTAGTAACTTACACAATTGATAGAATTGTAATTACCGAAGGAGGAGAGGGATATGAAGCTGGCGATAATTTAACTTTTAATGCAGCGGATATTGGCGGCGTAACATCTGTTTTATTTACGCCAAAAGTTATTGCCACTGGAGAAGTTTATAGAATTCGTCTTACAGAAAACGGAGTTGGGTATGAAAACAACGACACTTTTACAGTAAATAATTCTAATTTAGGTAATTCTGGCTCTGGACTTGTTTTAACAGCTAGCCTTTGTTTTAATACATGGGTTTATACATAATGATAAACGCACTTAAATTAATTTTAGATTTCTTTTTAAAAAGCGAACATATTCAAAAAGCAATTGCTTTTGGAATTAGAATATTTTGCATATCAGTTAGCTTTTGCGTAAGCATTGGCGCAGGTGTTGCAACTTACGAAAAAATAAAACAAGGCAAAGGTTTATCTGATATTGTCGCTGAGGCTAAGGCTGTAATTCGTGAGGTAAAATAATGGATACCACGCTTGCTCTTCAACCTTTTTTGTTCTGGATATTTGGCATTGTTGGCATTCTAGGTGTTTATATTTTCAAAGATTTCAAGCAAAATACTTCGGAACGAATTACTAAAAATGAAAGCGCAATTGATAAGTTGCAAGAAAATCGCGCAAACAATGAAAAAGAAATTTTTTCATTAACTCATTCGATTACCGATGTTGTCGTGCAATTGTCTAAATTAGAAATTGATTTTAAAGAATATATGAAAATGTCGCAAAAAGCATTAGAAAGACGAGAGCAGTATCACGATTATATTGAAAAAATTGCAACAAACTTAATGACGCAAAATCAAATGAAAGATATGCTTGATACGCTTGATAAAATAGCAAATAAAATAGCAAATAAATAATGATTAAATTCTTTGCGCCAATAGCTTTTGCTTTATACACCCTAAGTATTTTATTTATTGGTAAAAATTGGGGTTCTTTAAACAAAGAAGTTGAATACCAAAAAACAGAAATTGTAAATCAAAATGCAGAAAATAAATCTATTGTCGAATCTAAAAAAACTATCAACAAAATTAGCTCTATGCCTGATGATGCTATCTGGAGCGAGTTGTTCAAGAAGTATTGCGCAGACTGCGACAAATAGCGATACTTGCAAAGTAAAATACACACAAATTTATTTTAACAAACAAGATAAAAAGATTATTGACGAGATAAATTCAAATGCAAAATATCGCCCAGTCATGCAAAAGCTCGGCAAGAATATTTTAACAAATTCTGAAGTTTTTAAATAATGCTAATTCACTTTGCCAATCTCCTCTTTGTCACAATTTTATGCGCTTTTCTCAATAGGTGGCGCGGTGGATGGTTCGATAAATTCCACTTTAAAAACAAACTCTTCGAAAAAATAATCACTTCCCAAACTCTAAGCCGAATTTTAATCACTTCGATTTGCTGCTACTCAATTTTCTTTAATCTTGGCTTTCCAAGCATTTTAGAATCAATCATCATCTTTTTTATAATCCTTTATTTCTCGCTTGTAGCTGGTTGGGGCACTTGGTTTAGTATTAAAGGCACCGATGGCTGGAAACATAATGTAGACGCTTTCTGGGTTGAAATATTAATGACTTGGGTTTCTGGCAAACATTGGATTCCAAAGGGCGAGAAAACAGTCAGAAGTGATTCATGGCTAGGACGCTTCACAATTGAGAAAAGCCCCACTGGTAATGCTAGAAGTGAAGACTGGTATTTATTTTACAACTTCTTTGCAATGTCTCTACGAGGCCTAGGATTTGGCGCAGCAATTACATTTATTTTCTGTTACTTAGAGCAGCCGCATCCATCTATGATACTTTTCTGCGCGATTAGTTACATGATGGGGTTTTGCTATTATGTTTGGTATGATTTGAAAGAAAATGGCGTTAATTTTCCAACTTTTCTAAATGGAAATACGATGCTTGGTGAGTTTCTATATGGCGGCTTGATTTTAGGTGGCGGCTTGTATTTATCCTCGTTTTTGGTAAGTATAAGTTGATAACTTGCCTTATTAGCATAGTTCGACTTGTTACTATCAAAGCTTATTATCATAGTATCAAAGCTTATTATCAGAGTTATAGCAAGTTTAGTAAGATATAGTTCAAATCTGCTATAACTGTATAAACTTTGTATAACTTATTGCATTTCTAAAAAATAATTCTATTTTGCCCTCAAGCGTCAATCGCTCAATTGAGTGCGCACTCACCGCCGCCCCAGTTACTCGCGCTTGGTTTACCTCATATTTTCCAAGGCTATCTCTTGGGGCGGCATAGTTTTTAAATTATGTTTCAAGCAACTTTAAAAAGATATTGTCAAGGCGACAACGGCACAATAGGCAAATTATTCGTGCAAGATAAATTCATTTGCTACTTGCTAGAGCGCCCTAAAACTTATAATGGCATAGAGAACCTATCAGACGACCCGAACACGCCTATAAATGAATCCTGCTGCGTTCCAGAGGGCGAATATATTGTGGACTGGACTTTCAGCCCAAGGTTTAAAACTTTCATGTTTTTGCTTGAGAAAACTGGCAAAAGAACTGGCATTAGGATTCATCGCGCAAACACAATTGACGAATTGCACGGCTGCCTAGCCCCAGTAATGACAATAGGTCGCGCTAGATTTAAAGGTAAAATGTTTGAGAATTTTGGCGGCAGATCAGGCGAGGCTTTGGATAAGCTTTATAAATTAGTGCCAAAAGATAAATCTGGCAAGCCTGAAAAGTGGAAGTTAATAATTACCTCCTAATCACCCTCTCTATTAATATATTATTGACAAATCTCATTTATTTTATATCAATAGAAAGCCTTAATTCTATTGGTCTGAAAGCCTAAGTTCGTCTAAAGTTTGTCTAAACTTTAACTAAAGTTCGTCTAAATTTATTCCTTTATTTATTCCCTTATTTATCCCTTATTATTCCCTAATTTATCAAAAATTAGGTCGTTGAGACTGTAAGACTCATGAGGGTTTTATCCCTAATTTTCTCCTAATTTACTCCTAATTTTTCTTAATCACCCAGCCATCCCTAGCCATTAAATTATAAAACGAATCAAGAGTTAATTCATCTTTAGCTCCATTCTCTTTAATGACGCTTACCGTTGCCGTGTGGTAAAACACTTTAAAAATTTTACCGTCTTTGCTGATGTAGATTTCAGTTTCGCCTTTTTTCATTTCCACCTCTTAAACAATTGTTTTTTCATATTTTTAGTTTACCCCGCAAGCTATCAAATCTAAACTCTTGTCTACCGATGGAAGGGAACATTTAGAAAACTTGCGAAGGATTTACGATGGAGCGGAATCGCAGAATCGAACTGCGCTCTTCTGGTTGGAAGCAAGACATAATACCAATATACTAATCCTGCAAAAAAAGTCAAAGGCTGGGATTTGCACCCAGCACGGGCTAAAAGAAGTTGCCCAGTAAGCGATACCATCTACCGCCAAGACGCTCGGAAACCTTCTCTAATTCCTTTGGATACTCACTGCCCGAGAAATTCTCAGACATTTTCTCCTAAAAAGCCGTATAATTACCGCGTCTGCTATTTCGCCACTTTGACACAATATAAACGATTTGCCTTTTTTGCAGAAAGGCTAAACTGGTCTAACTGTGCCTTAAAGCGGAACTTTCTTAGACATTCCCCGCTGCGGCTAATTTCCCGCCGTATAGCAAGCCTAGCAATCATTGTTAAGAGGATTTACTAGAGTCACTTGCAAGAGCGACTTGCCAATACTCACTTTATAGAAGTTAGATTTTATATTGCAATAATTATTTTTTCAAAAACCAAATAAAGTTTTCAAAGTCTGCCACGCTTGAGCAAACCGCAAATTTTATTGACAAAGGCTCAATGTATTTATCATGGAACTCAATTTGAGCTTCATTCATGCCCTTAGATTTAGTTTCTTTGCCTTTGCTAGTTCTATGCGCTGATGGCGTTTTAACTTCAACATATGCAATATTTGCACCAGTTGCACTCTTTGGGTCTTTGTAGATCAGTGTGAGATCTGGAACCCCCGCCAACCGCCCCATTCTTTTAAACCTAGCTCCACTTGCAATGCCCTTAAATCCACCAACATTATTTTCATTTCTGTTGGAATACAAAAGGCAGTATTGATGAATCTGCTTGTAATAAACTAATTCGTTAAAGCGCCTTACAATCGCCTCCTGTATTTTCTCTTCTTCAAATTTTGCCATAATTTATTTTGTAAATTTTATATCCACAGCTTATTAAAATTCTCGGCAAAAAGTTTTAAAGCTTTTTTTTGCTCTCTTGGACGAAGCTTACTATACTTTCCATCCTTACCCTCTTTTACCATTAAACCAAAGCCAACAATCATATCAATTAAAATATGCTGCTCAAAATGAGCATATTTGCACTTAGCATTAAGCTTATTAAAATCTTTCAACGCCTGCAAAATTATCTTTGCCAGCTCGTAATCAAGATTGTAAAGCTGGTCTTTTTTAATTGCTTTTTTGTTCATGTTTTTTTAATTTTAATCACTAGCAGAAACTAATTTAATTTCATGTAGCATAAAATCAATAAATGCACCATTTATTACTACAATTGCGTAAGTGGAATCTTGTTTTGCGACAAAGCCAGCAATAAAACCTTCTTGGTTTTCAAGATAATTTTTTCGCTTTATTTTTACTTTAATCATTTTATTTCTTAATTAATTACCCGAAAATCACAATTTAACACTAAATCACCATTTTAGTTAAAGTATAGAAGCACTAAAACAGTGATTTAATTAAAAATCATCGGCAGCAAAATCTTCGTCTTGAGGCTGAAACCCATCCGCTTTAGCTGCATTATGCGCATCAACTGGCTTGTCGCTCTCGTTTTTAGAGCCTAGCAATTCCAATCTTGAATTAAAATCCTGTAAAACAATTTTGGTTCTAAAGTGGTCAACCCCGTCTTTCGGGAATTTGTCAGTTTTAATTTTGCCTTCAACATAAACCTTACCGCCTTTCTTTACATACTGCTTGACAATATTAGCTATGTTTCCAAAGGCATCGATGTTTACCCATTCAGTGCTGGTCTTTTTCTCGCCGCTAGTTTTATCAGTCCAAGACTCACTTAGAGCGATTGAGAACTTAGCGATTATTTTCCCGTCATTGGTTGTTATAATTTCTGGGTCATTTCCCACATTTCCAATAAAAATACATTTATTTATAGACATTATTTTACTCCTTTAGTTGTTAATTATTTCTCAGGCGGTGATTCAATCTCAATACCATAACCCGCTGCAAAGCGAATTACTGCATCAATATATTTCATCACATCAGCCTTATTTCCCGCGTTAGAAATAGTCAATCTAGCCTTGTAAAGCTCGCCAGTAATAGGATTTGTTTTCTCAGTAAACAAACCCTCCTCTTGCTCTATTACATCCTTGATCGCCTCGTGTAAAGCATTTATAGCAATAAAGTTTCCCTCACGCTTAAAATGCTCTTGAATTGTTGGCAAAACCACGCCCCAATAATAAGCTCTCTGATTATCAGTTGGAGTTTCTGCTGCTACAAAAACAACCTTAAAATCATCGAAATTAGCTTCTTGTATGCGTCTAGTCAATTCGTTGCCAACACCCGCTCTAATATCCATCAACTTATCCTTATTCGTTTGACGGAAATAAAAGATATGCGGAAACTTTAGATCAAGTGCTGGTTTAGAAACCTTTATTTGCACTTCCCAATCTTTTTGGCAATTAAGGTTTTTGCAAATTTCATCAGCAATTGCTTTTTGATTATCGCCCCAATTTGATTTGTCGGATTGCTTAAAAAGTAGTTTCATTTATTATTTTACAATTTCCCAATTTTTCTTTAGCTCTTTGTCTAAATCTTTAACTTTGCAAGCTAATTGAGCAAATAAAAGTTGTGAATCTGAATCTTTACAACTCCACTTCCAGTCTCGATTATCAGAAATCTCTACTAGTTTTAAAATTTGACCAGTTGTTTTATTTTTAAAAGTTATTTCTTTTTGCATTATTTACTTTCTTTGCTTAAATGATTTTTTATCTCTCTATTTATTTTCTCTTCTCTTTCTTGTAGTTTTTGGAAAGCTAAGGCAATTTCTTTTTCTTTTTCCAAAACCCATTTTTCGCAATCGTCCTCGCATTTCTTTATTTTCTTGAGCTTATCTTCTGGATAAGTATTCTTAATAAATTCTTTGATAAACGAAACTTTATTCTTAGTTTCTAGCTGCTCCTTATCCAAATAAGCATGGCTTACAGGACCTGATTCAAAATTGTTTTTATTAAAATATTCATCCTTAACCATAAATATTGCGCGCAATATATCGTTTAAGCCTTCTTCCACAATTCTCATATGGGAGATTTTTTCCTCAAGTTGCTTTAAAGTTAAATCGCTAAATTTTGTCATTACTTACCCTCCATTTCGTCACTCAAATAAAATTCAAGTGCCTTATCCTTTAATTTTTGTTAATAACTCATCGCGCAATTTGATTGTTTTTGCAACTAAACCCGCAAGTTTTTCAATAAATTCTTCATTTCTTTTAACTCTAACCACAAAAAGCTGCCTATCTTCTTTAAAGTTTGGATTAAACGAAACAAAGTCAATCCATTTTCTATCGCTAACCCAAAGCCCACCCTGCACTTGTTGCCAATAATCCGTAGGACATTTATTATCAAGTAAATATTTAAAATGAGTTGTAGCCAACGGGCATTTAATTTCAATCAATCCATCGTCGCCAATTAAACCATCGCTTGAATAGCCGTAATTACCGCAATCACTAAGCATTAAGCCAACCTCTTGCACTTGCTCAAAAGTAGCTTGCTGATAAGCTTCTCTAGCAACTGGCTCGAGCTCATTACCTCTGGACATTGCATCACTCTTATAACTTGGCTCTGGCTCAACTAACATCTTTTCAGTTGCTAATTGTAAAGCATATTTTTCTAGCGTAGCGCTTTCTTTACCAGTTGAAGTAATGATTTTATCAAAATTAGAAGCTGTGGCAACGCCTAATCTAGCTTTTAGCCATTCATCGCTGCCTTGTGGGTGATTAAGTATTTGCATTTTCAACTACCTCGTTTTTTATTGCATCTGGTTTTTCATTTAAAGTTTTAATTACCGCCTCAAATTTAGAAGCTGGTAAATCAATAATTGAATTTAATTTATAGACTTTGTTGATTTGGGCTATATCAAAGCCTTTTTGTTTGCAAAGGGTTTCAATTTCTATCCCTTGTTCACTAGATATTGGCTCAAATTTGGGGGTAATATCAATAATTTCTTCATCTCTCTTACCTTCGTAAGTTGACATTTCATTCGCAATTCCAAGATTTACTTTTTTTACAGCGTTTCTAATTACAGTTTTCAAACACATTTGCCCGTAATCTGTAGTTCTTTGATCCGATTCCCAAACATTACCTAAACCCCTTACTTTAGATTTTTTGCCGTTTTCTTCAATCCACTTTTCAGTTTTTGCCATTTCCTCAATCTCTTCTTTACTTAAAACAGTAAAAGTCTGTTTCCCATCTTTAGTTAAGACGCAATAAGCTAGGGCAATAGAATCTTTAGTCCTAATGCAATTTCTGATTGGGTTATGAATAATCTTTGGATCGCTTCCCCTAATTTCTTGGAAACGATTTTGCTCTAATTCTTCTTTGGTAACCAATTCAACTTCTATCGAATATCCAGCCTCTTCTAATTTAGTAACATATCCTTTATAGCCGATAATCAATTGAGCTGTTGTTACTTTAGTTTTATAGTTTGTGTAAGGTATTAAATAAGCTTGATTAGCTAAACCGCCAACAATTAAACCAAAACTCGCCACATCTTTTGCAACTTCAATTAAATTTGTGCATTCGCCTAATTTTGGGTTTTTCTGAACCTCTAAAAATAGAGTCCCCATGAATTTTTTAACATCAAAATTACTTGGCAAAACAGCTTCAAATTGTTTTTGATTAGCCGAGATTATTTTTTTTATTTCCGTTATTTCTTTCATATTTTTATAATTTAGGATTTTTTAATTCATTTTCTAAAAGCTTCGAGCATCCTTGCGAAAAGCTCTTATATTTTTTCTTTATATGCTCTTGCGATTTTTTTAGTAAAACTCTGTTTATCGTCATTGACACAGTTTTAGTTTTGTCGCAATCTGCTTTAAATTTTGGACCTCGTTTCTTTTTCATATTAATAAGTTATTTTTAAATTTCTGATCTTGCCTTGAGCAAACAATCTGACAATATCTTTAGCTTGCTCTTCGTTTATTTTGTCGAAATATTTAAGAAGGTCTTGCGCAATTTCATTGTGGATTTTAGCTTGATGCTCTTTGCTTGCTACATAAAAAGAATTAGTCGCGACCCTCGGCAATTCCTGCAAATCTTTTGAGATTTCCTTCTTAATTTCTTCGATTTTAATTTCCGCATCCGATTTAGCTTTTTCAGCTCTGGCATTAGCATCATCAATTTCTTTTTGCGCCGCAAGCTTTGCCTTAGCTTCCGCCTCAATTCTGATAGCTTCCTCTCTGTCTAGCCTAGCTTTTTCAGCAGCTTCTTTCGCCAGTCTTTCTTGTTCGTCAAATTTAATCTTTTCATTCGAGATAAATTGCTTGTGTTGCTCAATAAGCGCCAAAGCTTCCTCTGAAAATCCAAGCCAATTGTAATCTTTAAGACTTTCGATTTCTGCAAGTTTTGCAGCATTAGAATTTGCATCAAGGCTAGGAGTAAATACCTTTGCTTTGATTGACTTAAGCTTCTCTTCTCTTTCGTCTATAGGAGCGAGTAAAGCTTCAATTACGGAGCTTTTACTCTTGTTAAGTTTAGTAGATATTAAGCTTCTGGCGTCTTTAATTCTTTGACCTTCAGCTTCCAGTGGTTCACAAAACTCTTTTAGCTTTTCAACAAATTTATTAGCCTGAGTTCTTAATTCTTTAGCCTCTTTGATTTTATCTTTGGTAGAAAAGTCTAAAACTATTTTTCCAAGACTCTCTAACTCCTTTGCAAAAACCTCAACTTTCTTAGTATCGGATATAAACATTTTTGAAAGCTCTAATTTGCAACCGCCAATTTCGATAGCTTCTATTTCTTTTTTAATTATTTCAGTCATATTTTTATAAATTAGTTAATTATAATTGCATTAAACTCAAACTTTTCAATCATGCCTTCCTCTACTAAATATTCCTCATCCTCTTCTATATAAAATTCACCCTCATCGGCGAACATTCCCATCGCAGGCGCACCATCATTAACTAATTGATAGCCATTGCCTTCATCATCTCTGGAATAAATTACATCCATTTCTAAACTGCTAGGATTCTTTTCTGCAAAATCTATAAGCTCTTTTAAGTATTCTTTAAATTTCATATTTTTATAAATTAGTTAATAAGTTTCTACAATATAAAGACCCTTTATTATATTGCAATTAATATATTTTACAATATATTAAATAAAGTTCTTGACATTATCCGAGCCAATACTGGCGCGGGTTAAATCTCTTTTAATTTTTTTAACATATCCCTGCTCCACCAACTCTTTCATTATCTTTCTCTTTTCTGAATTGGCCTGCAAGTCATTAACAAAAACATCGTAGTCGCTAATCTTACTCATGAAAATAAACCCGCATTTATCCAAAACTCTTTTGCTGGCTAGATTGCTTCGTTCAACCATAGCTATAAGCTTTGGGAATTTGTCTTTAATGCTGGCAAGATATTTTGTAAGCTCTCTAGTCATTATGCCTTTGCCCCAATATTCATTATCAAGTTTGTATTCGATGTGCGGGGTTGCTTTTTCCGTATAATTATAATGCGCTAACTGAATATAGCCAACTTCTTTGCCGTTGATAATGATGCGGTGGAAGGTGCTTATCTTAAGCATTGGTTAATTCATGCCTTGTTTAATGTTGCCAACAACCTTGAGGCGATAAGGTCGATTATTAAAATCAGTATCATCAAATTGCCATACCAAGCCAGTTATACTTGCAATTTTAAATGAAGCTGATCTAGGGCAATATTGTATTTTTGCCAGCCGGCTTCCTTCTGCTTTTCCAAGTTTATCGGAATGTGAGTTGCAAGATATTATTACAAAATCTCCATCATAAACCTTCTTGCCATTACAATCACAAAACCCCGTCCATTGCATCAACTCCTTATCCCCATAATGATGAATAAAACTCTGCAAAGTCTCTAAATCTGGATCGCCTTGGTAAGCCATGTATTTTTGCTTTTCATCCCAAGCTCTAAATTGTATTTTATCGTTCATGCTATTTGTCATTTTCTACCTCCGCTTGAAAAAATTGTTTATTGTCTCGCATGATGATTTCTCCAGCTCTGTTTCCTATCCATTGTTGATTTGCGGAAAAATTTTTAGTATAAAACGATCCTTTATCTCGATCAATTTTAGAAATCCAATTTACAGAGACATGGTGAAACAAGCCTTGGTCAAGCGCATCTTTTTTGACTACATCGCCCTCTTTTGGCTCAAAAATATGCTCTGATTCGCTTTCAACATATATCTTAGTTCTGCCATTATATCCACTAAGCCATAAATCGACATTATCCGCATATTCTTGAGGATTAAAATCAACATCGCCGTTTTTGGTTTCAAAGTATAAGCCAACGCCAAAATTTAATTGCATATATAAGGCTTGAATAGGGCAAGTGAAGAAAAGTCTTTTAGTCATTTAAAGCCTCTTTTATTCGATTAATAAGTTTTATCTTCGGCAAATGAAAACTAATTAGATTGTTGCTGCTCAAATTACATTTTTTGCGGCAATTGTCCCAACTTCCTTTTGGATTTTCCTTAAAAAAACAATCAATTTTGTTTCTTGTCTGATTTGGCTTGTTAATTTTTTTTAAAATATCTTGCAAAAGAGGCTTTACTTGCCGCATTGCCATATCATAACCCATTCTTTGCTGATATTGATATTCGTTTTCTTCAAAGATGCTGGCAGCGGTTTTTTGCTGCTTTACTTCTTCTTTAAATGGAATACTTGTCATATTTTTACAATTTAATTAAGTTGTTTTCATATTTTATTTATTTTAAAATTTTACCATTAGCCGCAGAAATAGCTTGCAAAAACAAATCTTTAGAAACCCTTTCTTTTTCTAATTCCCATGTCTCATTTTGTAGATTTTCTAACCTAAGCACCGCATTATCTCGCTCTTTTTCGACTCTATTACATCTGTCCGCGATAGCTTTGTTCGCAGCTTTTAACTCCCCAATTTCTTGATCTGGTTTTTCAAATCTAAAGTAGCTTAGATTGTCGGCTTGGTAAGCAAAGAATCGTCTTTCTTCTAAACGATCCCAACCCATTCCTACTAAAAAATAAAAAGAGCCTCCCATTTCAAATAAAATTCTCGGTTCTTTTTCTGCGCTAATGTCATAGCCCAAAATATCCGCTATTTTACCCGCTTCTAAAGTCGATAAATTGCTTGGAACGCTTGGTATTGATATTAAAACTCTGTTCATATTTTTTTAAATTTAAAATTAAACCCTCTGCGATTTAAGCCACACGCTCGCCTCGCTCTCCATTACACTAACATCGGATTTAAAATCCTCTGCCAGCAAATACTCATCTTGCCAAAGCTTTGTTAAAAGCTCGTTCAATTTCTTAATGATTTCGTTGTAAAAATTAACTGAATCCTCATCTTCCAAAGCTGAAAGATTTTCTGCGTATTGAAAAAATTCCTCAGTTACAAATTGAAGCTCTTCGTGTTCAAAGCCGTAATCTTCGTAGCGATAGCCAATTGCATCAACTTTTGCTTTGTCGATGAAGCGCACCACATTATCTAGGATAAATGTCATTTCTATTGTCATATTTTTTAATTTAGTTTAGATTGATCCCATAATTCAATTGGCAGCATTTCTCTGCACATATCGCCGTTTAGGTATTCAGAATATTTTTTGTTTATAACTTTATAAAAAAATTGATCCGCAAAGAATTGAAGTTTTTGCTTGTCTAGTAAGGAGCTTTGATAAATAGACACGGCCTCCTCAAGTTTAGATTCGATTTGTTTACAATTATCTTCCATTGCTTTTGTTTCATTTTCTACACCAAGAAAATCCGAGGAACGCCGCAGTTTGATTTGTTCTTTTAAAGATTTTAACTGATATTCTTTTTCACCCATATCCTCTATTTCTTTTCTGCCATAATTGCAAATATCTTTACGATTATAACAAAAATACTTAAATTGTGAAAAATTGTAAAATATGTATTTTAAATTAAAAAACTCCTCGCGGTGTAAATCTAAAATGTGTTGGATAAAGGTTGCGCTATATTTATGATGCGCTGCCTCGTATAGCTTTGCAGCCGATCTTAGCGATTCCATGTCCGGCCCCATAGTATTGGCAATTGCACGAAAATATGCGTCGTGATATTGCAAGCTATTCTCTAATTCTCCAACAAATAGACTTTTATTAAGACTGTTTAAAAAATAATGAGCCAAAACTGCCGCTTGTGAGTCAATTCTTTTATATCGTTTCAGATGTTCTTGATAATACTCAAGATTAAGTTCTTTGAAATCAAAATCGTTTTCGAGCAATTGGATAAAAAGCTCTATGTATTTCGATTTTACTTTTTCAATTAATTTTTCATCTTGCCCGCTTATTTTAAATAAGTGTAAAATCCAGCCCGAATTATCACACTTTTCTAAAAATTCTTTTAAAGATAAGTTCTCTGCAAATCTCTTAAAATCATAACTTAAAGTTTGGTGCTTTTCTAAAAATTTCTTTAAATTTGCCGTCATATTTTCCTATATTTTTTGAACTTGTAAGAAATTCTTACGAGTTAATTTCTACAATATAAAATATAATTATTACATTGCAACAATTATTTTCTAATCTTCTTCAATTCCCTAACTTGCGCCCTCAAATCCTTTATTTCTGCGTCTTTCAAAGCAATGAGCATATCCTTTTCGTTTTCAGTAGCCTCATCTGCTAAGTCTTTTTCTCTGGTAGCATCAAGATAATTGTGCTTGATGTGATACTTTATTTTTTCTATTAATTTAATCATTTTCCCCCACATGTTTTTTTAAAATTTCCCGCACTTCATCAAGCGCAGAAATAAGCCCTTGCTTGTTGTAATCATCGAAAGCTTTAACGCTCTCGGTGATTCCTTTAATTATGCCATAAGCCTTGCATAACTCAGCTTTCTTTTGCCATTTTAGGCGTTCTTGCTCTCTAGTCATTTGCCTCCAAAGATTTATATAATTTTAAGAAAGTTTCCAAATCTTCTTTAAAACCGCATCCTTTTTCATCGTTAAAAGAAATCATTTTTTTTAGATAAGGTCCTTCTAAATAAACTTTACAAACCTGCACTTTTTCTTTACCTTTTTTCCACCAACTGCCGGGAATTGGAATTGCTGGAGCTGTTGGTCTTGGAGCTTCTAAAATACAATCCCAGTTGTTCTGGAATAACTCCCAAATAGAGCCATCTTGACAAACAGCGATCAAAACTAGATCGCCATCATTAATAAAATGGCTTGAAATCTGCATAACTTTTGATGTTGGTTTTAAATTTTCTGTCATAAGTTTATTTTTTAAATGTTAATAATCCTTTCTCGACAAGCAGTAGGAGCAAACGAGCTGCACAATCTGCTAGTGATTCGTTTTGTTTTTTTATTTCGTCACACAAATCGCTTTCACAATGATTCTCTTCTAAATAAGCAATCACAAATTGATTGGCACTTAGAAAATATTCAAATCCGTCTTTTTCGATAGAATATGGCAAAGCCTCTAAAATCGTCTCGAGGTCATAACCCAAAATATCCTTCTCGTGGTCGATTTCTACTGGATTTGAAAAGCAAAGCAATTGATGATCGTCTCCGCTCCAAGCGTAAATGTAATTTGTTTCCGCTTCAAACCCCGCCTCTGCGAGTTGTTTGCTTAAAATATATGATGTCACTTTTATCATTAAATTCCTCCTTTTGTTACTTTATCCAAAACCAATTCCGCCTGCGTTTTAAACATCTTGCAGCGTCTAATTAACTCTTGAAGCGTCTGTTTATCTTCCTCACTCATTTCCGTTGTTTGAAGCAATTGCCCTTGAATATATTCAAGATTTTCGTTTGCTTCTTTGGCTAGTATGAAAAGTGTTTTTTGCATAAATTAGTTGTTTAAATTGATATTTTATAAATTTTTCCGTCTTTTAAGCTTTTCCATGTTTCGGTTGTCCAATAATTTCTATCTCTTGCTTTAAGGATTAGTGTTTTATCTTTTTTTCTAAGCCATTCTCTTGCAGTCTCGACAGAATTAAATTCTCTCTTAAAGCCAGAAATCTTAAATTTTGGAATTTCAAGATTAATCATTTTCCATCTCAGTTAATTTAGGCTTAGAAATTCTCTTGAGCCTCTCTTTGTCGGTTTCCTCTTTGGGGAAATCAAATATAGGGCAGTCGTAGCCCTGATTTTGTCCAGAGGGTTTTTTGAAATCTACAAAGCCAATTAATTTGCCAGCTTCATTAAAAACAGGCCCTGACTCGTTGCTTTTTACATTTTTTAGAAATTGCTCAAATTTCTTGCTCATAAATTATTGAGTTAAAAGTTGATGAATTGCGCGTTGAGTTTCTTCGCTTTGATCTCCGAGGGTTTCTTTTGTTAAGTCCCATTTTTCAATTATATAATCTCTACTCGCCCAATAAAATTTCTCAACTATAGCCGTATTTTTAAATGCCAAAAGCACTCGCGATAAAGTAATTGGTTTGCCAATATTTCTAAGCCATGTTCTAATATCATTGAAATCTCCTCTATAACCAGTAAAAATCGTAAATTGCGAATTTGCTTGCAAAAAATCTTGCTCTAAAGCCTCCTCATAGCTACAGCCATGCACGGCCTCTAATATCAACCTGCGATTCTCCGCCTGTATTTCTTGTAATGTTTTTTGCATAAATTAAATTTTTTGGTTAAAAGTTTTTTGTAAATTCTCTAGCTTGTCAAATTCTTCCCCGTTAATCACCTCACAACCCACCATTTTATAAACCTGTGGTGCATTTTGTGAAAACCAGCTAATGGCATTCTCAGTTTCGACAGCTCCTTCAAGCAACCTTTTCTTGTAGCCCTTTTGTATGTAAGTTATTTTAAATTTTTTCATTCTCAAAATCGTTTAATAATTGATATTTTTTAGATTTAAACATGCGCTCAAATGATTTCTCTGTAAGTTCTGCTAAATTTCTAGCTTTAACCCCCGCTGGAAAAAACTTCCAAAGAAAATCAGCTAAGGAAAAGTTTTCTTGAATAAACAAGAATTTCTTTTTTGTTTTGTCTGGAAATATTATTTCGATTCTAAAGTAACTCATTTAACTCCTTTTTCATTTCCTCTGCCATGTCGTCCAAATCGCTCGCTTTATCAGCCAAGTCTTCGGCTTCGCTTCTGATATTGTTGGCTGTAATTGCTATATCATCCAAGGTTTTTACATAACGCTTGATGTCTTTTAGAATCTCGCTCGTCTTTAAAAAAGCCTCCTCTATTAACTCCAAAGCCCCTTCACGCTTCAAAACCTCAATTACTCCCTCAGCTTTTTCGTAAGAGAGTTGTTTAAAAATCAGTTGCTCAAATGTCATATTTTTGTTAATTAAATTAAGTTAGATATTCTTCTTTTCTCTTTGATAGCTTTATACTTTTCGTAAGCCTCAGATTTTGGTTGAGTCTGCCCAAGTCCTTTACAATAATAGTCATTTCTTAAGATGCAGCGAGCCATTCTTTTCCAAGAGGGCGCCCATTGCTTTACTTCTAAATCGTGAGGAGCTTTGTCAGGAATTGACTTGTAGCCTCTTTTTTTCCAACCAACAATAAATTTTTTAAATCTTTCTTTGTAATGCTCTTGCATATTTTGGGGCAAAGATTTCAGCAAATAGTTGGTGTAGGATTGCCAGGTATGATTATCTGGCTTAGTAATGTCATTATAACCAGTCATATTACCGCTTTCCTGAATATACAAAGCCCCGCTGTTAACTCCGCTAACGCGATTTAGAAGTTTATACCAAGTGTCAGATTCTAAAATATGATAAAGCCAAAGACCTCTCCTTTGGTCGTCACCAAAAGGTTGGCATAATCTTTGATTGCTTAATTTTACGCCAGCCATGGTCATCATATCGTAAATTTTATTGTGCTGCAAGTCCTTGTTTTTAGAATGAAAAACCCAAATATCCTCAGTTCGCCAATCATAAATCGGGTAAACATTGTAAAGACATTTTGAAAGTTTTGTTGTCCACTTCCAACCATTCAGCATTAAATCTTTCTTTGTTGAGGTGATAGCTCGGTAACGATGTAAACTTTCGTCAGCTCTAATACCAATGAATCCACCAGTTAATTTATCCCCAGCATACCACTTGCCAAATAAAACCATAAATTCTTCAAATTCCATTTTTGGAAAATAAAAATCATATTGACTTAAGTTTGAAGCTTCCGCTGGCTTTTCTCTAACCCACAAATTCTTATTCTCTTCATCCCAACAAACCCACTTTGGCTGAAAATCGCTTACCGCATTTCTTAAAAGCAACTCGCCGCAAAACCAGTGCAAATCAATATTATCTTTATACTGGTTTATCATTTCTCTTAGGTGGATTATTGTATGTCTATATTGAGCCTCAAGATCAATAATTAACAATCCAACAACTCTATTGCGCTTCTTAGCTTCTTCTAAAACCAAATGCGTCATTACTGAGCTGTCTTTTCCGCCTGAAAAACTAATGTAAATTTTCTCAAAAGCATCAAAAGCTTTGCAAATCCTCTCTTTTGAAGCTTCCAGAACGCTCTTTTCTAAATAAACTTTTTTTGACATACTAATAAAGCTCCGTTTGGCGATTGATACTTACAGCCTCTTCAAGAGGAAGTTCTTGGCGGCCGTTTTCCTTTAACCATTTATTGAGATATTCTAATGCAATTAAATTAGCATTATCCTGTTGTTCTTTTGTCAATTTAAACCAAGCCTGAGAATACGAGGAGGGAATACCGAAGCCCAAACAGATCGAAGCTTGCCCTAACCATGCCAAGCGATTCATTGCCTTGTTTGTTAAATAATGCTCGCAACTGTTTTTCCACTCAGTTATTACTCTTTGAAGCAGTGATTCAAACTCAGGAATATTGGTCAAAATTCTAATGTACTCGGCCTCGCATTGCTCATTTGTCCAACCATCTTTTTTACTTGCATAAAAACCTGCTTTATGGCACTCCCACTTATCAAAAGTATGAAAAATCCGCGAATCATCTTTCTCAAGAGGAATTCTATACAGCTCCATTTCGTCAGAAACTTCATCAGTAAGCATTTCATAGCTATTTTCAACATAGTCTGCCGATTCCCAAGCTTTAGAAAAGTCGTTATCGTTAAATAAATGCTCTAAACCAGAAATTTGACATAGTCTCAGAACCTCCTCTTCGTCCATACCTAGCTGTTTAGCAATCCTTTGATTTGTCCAATTGCGATTTTTTAACTCAATAACAATTTCACTCATTGCGTTGATCTGATGCTTACCCCTCGCTCTATTATGTCTAATAGTAGATGCAATTCGGTCGTTTTTATCTTGCTGCTCTTTCCTAATATTAACTATTGGCAAGTAGCCGTGAATTCTCTTGTTAACAATCTTGGACTCTTTGCCGACTCTATTTCTGTGAAAACCGTCAATTACCTCAACCTTTTGCTTATCTGGATTCCCCCAAGTTACAATTGGCTGTGTATAGCCATCGTTCATAATCGACAACTCTAAAAGCTCCATTTCTGGTGGGGCGACTTTGTTTGGATTGTAATCATTCGAAACCACCTCTTCATTAAAAACCCATTTCACATAATCCACTGGATTATCTTTAAAGGGCGAATTTTCATGTATAAATTCTCTTAAATCATTAATAAAATTAACCTTGTCCTTCAAATCAAGACCTTGTGTTTTTTCAATAAAAAGTTCTTTTATTTTTTTCATATTTTTAAATTAAAGTTTAAGTTGTTTGATAATCTCGATATGATCTTTTTTATAAAAAGGCTTGACATAATTATTTTTCAAAACCTCATTTCTAAAAAAATCGCTTCTAAAAAAATCTACAAATTCGCTTTGATAAATTGGCAGGGGATTTTCAAATTTATAAAGTATTTTGAGTTGTAGGGCAAAACCCGTGCGTAAATAGCCCAAAAAGCCACGAGAACAGCGATTATTTAAACTCCCAAGCCAACCCTGCTCTTTTGCTATTTGGCACTTGGTAGCCTCACTTTCAACGAATTTATTGATTTCATGCTCGACTTGTCGCCAAATTTCTGCATACTCCCAAAGCGTTTTATTGCTTTCAAATGAATCTTGGTTGTATGTTCGCGCATAAGCTGTTTTTCTGGTCATTTTATTTTGCGTTTAAGGTTTTGTATTGCTCTACAATAAAGCGTTCTTGATTTAGCATAACTGAGACTTGGCAAGTAAGCGTATTGTTATTAAGACACTTCAGCAAATACTCTTGAGTTCCATCAAAGATTTGATCTGCGGTATATTTCTTCAAAGCTTTTTCGTAGGCAGCTTTTGCTAATTGTTTTGAGCCTTTATCAACAATTTTACCTTCTTTTGTTTTTACAGGATTATATCCTTGCCAAAATTCCTCAAATAAAAAATCTAGGTCTAAATTATTTGGTGCATTGATTAATTCTTCATTTTTAACCGACTGGGTTTCTTTTGGTTTTCTTGGCTTTCTATTGGGTTTTGAAGGCCTACCACCACCAGCCCCATTCTTTCTAGCAGTTTCTGCCTTTACTCTAGCTTTCTCAAATTGAGTATCGAGCCTTCCCTTCATGAAGTTAAAAACATTCAAAAGTTTAAGGTTCTGGATGTTAGGTAATTCTTGATTTTTACCGTATTGAATCAGCAAATCTAAAAAATCTCCCTTTTCCTCTTGAGTTAGAAAATTTAGCAAATGCTCTATTTCTAAATAAACAATAATATAATTCATAATCTATAATTTAATTCTTATTCTATAATCTTATTCATAAGCTATAAGCTAACGCGCGCGTATAAACCTAAAAAAACCAATTGGGTTATTATTTATTATAGCCAACAGACTATTGATTCTAAGTAATGCTACTCTTAAGATTAATTTCATCATAAATTTTCTTAACACAATTCTTACTTTCAATTGATCTATTTGATTTTCGCTAAAATTTATTTCTGAAAGTTTCTTTAAAGTTATCCATTCCGCTAATCTTATTATTTTCTTTTTATCTCTACTATAATGCCGCACAAAAAGATGCTTTTCTTTAGCATAAAGAAGTTTTATCCCAATAGATGCTTTAGCGGCAGAGTTTAGTATTGCCAATTCTTCATTAAGAATACGATGAGCTAAATTGAATAGTAGTATAGATTGATTATTTGTTGTTTGATTTGTCATTTGATCCTACCTTTTTTATTAAAATAAACTCATCAATAAGACGCCACATAGCTTTGCGTATAACATCAATTTCCTTTCTTGATATTCCGCTCATTTCTAAAAGTTCGAGCGTTTCCGCTATTCTTTTACTCGCCTGTGTTTGTATTTCCTGATTTGTCATTTTTGAACCTACCTTTTGCAAAAAAAATTTCTTTGCCTCGTCATTTTATTTCCTAATTCTTCTTAGTCAAATAATATTTAATAGAGCCGCGCTACAAGTCCGCACAAGCAGCGCAGCCCTCTTTTTTAGAAAATTGCAAATTAAGAGAAATTCGACAACTTCTTTTTTAAATAAAACTTGCAGATTTTAACTTGCAATAGTTTTTATAATTCCAAACCGCACTTAACACAATAAGCAAATAATGCTAAAACTGCGATAATTGGCACAACATCATGCCAGATTACGAATAAAACCATTTTTAGAGCCTTTAGATGCCTTTTTTTCTTGATTTGTTTTTTAGTTTTCTTTGTCATGTTAATGAGTTTTGAATTTAGATTTAAGCGTTTCGATTTTGGATAATTCCAGCAACTCAGCCGCTTTCTCAAAAGTAGATTTACTTTCGTTTTTTAGGACTTCCAGAATCTTGTTTTCGATTTGTGGATTGCCAGTTCGGGCTAGTGTTTGGGCTAGTAATAGCTCTAGCTTTATGTCTTTGCCAACAGATAAGCGCGATTGCATTTGCATTGCAATAAAATCGCTGGTTGGGAGTAAGAATTTGTTTATTTCTGTCATTTTATTTTATAATTTTAAATTGATAAACAAAAACCCAAGGGTTGGCCTCCCATTTTTCCTCGGGTTTTTTGTGAGTTGCGTTCCAGTTGACTATAAATCCCGTTCTATAATCACCGCAAGGTGATCTATGAAATGTGCCGTAATCTTCGTCATAGCCAATTTTTTCAACTCCTTCCGCTTATTTTGCATTATCCTCCAGTAATTCGGGGTTTCTATAGATGTCGCCAATTATTTCAATTGTTTGCTCAAGATAAAACGGAAAATCTAAAAGCGAGTATCTGTCAGCAAAAAGAGAGTTATATTTTAAAACTGAATCATCATTTTTTGAGCTAACAAATTTAGCATAATAACCGCCCTCACTTAAAATTACCTCGTAAATAATTTTGATCCTTTCATTCTTTTGCTCAAAAAGTAGTAAATCTCCAACCGAAATTTCTTTTTTATTTTTGTCAAAAAGTCCCGTTGATAACATAACAACATCAACCGCTATTGTTCTATTGGAGCATGAAAAATGCTTAGCGCTAGGATGTTTTTCAATTACTAGCCAATTTTCCACCATTATTTTTTCTGTAGAGTTCCAGCCTCTAATTTTTATTCGTGTTTGCATATTATAATTTTTTATCAATATTGATATTTGTGAATTTCAGATTTGGGTAACGCTTTTTTATCAAGAAATTTTTCAGCTTCTTCTTTTGAATAAAAATAGGCAATTTGATTAAAATGACTATTTTCTCGCTCGTCATAAACCCTTTCATTAAATTTAGTCCATATCCCAAAAACTCTTTTTTCAGGATAAAATACTCCTCCTTCTTGATAAATCCTATACTTTATTACTAAAACCTTTTTTTTATTAAATATTTTTCCTTTCATAATTTTTTATCAATTTCTTTGTTAATTTTTCTAATTTCTCTTCTTAGTTTTGCAATTTCATACTCACGGCCTCGCTTGGCTAGAAGGAGTTGTTTTAATGTAGGTTTTTTCATATTTATTTCAGTTGATTTTGTTTTTTCCAAAGTTTATAGGTGTCTTCATCGTCGCAACAATAAATGTAGGATTGACTTTCAGTTTTTCTGCAAACCTTTTCCCAATCTTCATAAAGAATACATAAATCCGCGTATCTTAGATTGTCTGAATCAAAAGTTTTTCGATGTGATTGACTTAAAAATATTAAAATCAGAGAAGGAAACAAGAAGGCGAATAAAATTGTTGGAAATCCATAACTACTAGTTAAGAATTTATCGAAGTTAGTTTGTTTTTTCATATTTTTAAATAATTTTGATTTTATTTCTCTTAATAAATTCACGCAAACAATCAGCACTTGAGTGATCGTTCTTTTTTAATTTAATAGTAATTACAGAATTTAACTTGCCATAAAAGCTTCCTGCGCCATATTCTCTGTGGTATTGTTTAGCGTTTAGACCATTTACTTTAAAAGACTGAGCAGCCAACAGAATCGTTTCTACCTTCTCGTTTTTCTGCAAAGCTAGTGTTTCGCCTCGATTATTAGCAGCCTTGCCCCGCAAATGCTTTCGCTCGTCTTTGACAAACTCGAAGCCATGTTCTTTCTGCAAGAGTTTTACATAATATTGGCTGGCATTTATGCTAGCGTCAATTATTGGGCTAATTATTTTTGCGGCTTCAGTCATAGTGAGCGGCTTTTTCTTTTGCTCGGCAGAAATGACTTTTGCTAGTTTTTCTAAATCAACTTTCATGCTTTAAAATATTGTGGTTAATATTATTTTCTCAAAAGCCAAAATCTCAGCTTTCGAGTTACTTTGCTTAATTCTTGAGTGATTCTCGAAGTCTGCAAATCTTTGGCGCTTCTTTTGCGTCGAAAAACATGCGGTAAAAATCACAATTAGAATTATTAAAATGCAAGTTAATGCGATTTCTAAAGGGCTATATTTTTTCATTTTTGCTAGAGTTTCGTGCTTTCAGGGCTTTAATAACATACAAACGCGCTAAATCGCTTTTTGTGCGCTGTTCTTCATTAGCGGCTTGCAATAAGTTTTGCTCTTCTTTATCGCTGAGTAAAAATGTAATTCTTTTGTTTTTGTTTTCTTTTTTCATAAATTTAATATTGGAATTGATTTTTCTCTAACTTATTTGCAACATGCGCGCAACTGTTGAAGTAATAGCCTTCATCAGCTAGGCGATGTTTTAGGGCAATTAGGAAAGTGGGCTTTTTGAAGTGCGGTTTTTCTTGTTTGAGTTTTTCCGCGATTCTTAGAGTTTCTAGGGTTTTTTCGTTATGAAATGCTTTTACTGTGTTTTGCATATTTACAAAAGTTAATTGTTAATTTATTCTTTTATATCAACCCATTGTTGCGAAGAAATATTTTGCCCAAAAACTCCGCCATAAAAATAATCTTCTTCATCTGGTTCATCTGGCCAGCTTAGGCTGCCGCCGTAATAACCATTCGAGGAGTTGCGGTAATCAATGATTATATCACCTTTATTGGTTGAAATTTTACATCCGTAAAATCTTATAGTCTCGCCATCAATCTCTTCATCATCTCTTAAATGCAAATTCTCAATAGAATTAACGAGCGCGGGAAAAGCGCATGGCAATTCAACAGATTCAATCCAAGTATGAGAGCAACAATCTGCATCACACTTAGCCACTATTTCACCTTGGTCTGTAATGAATTTTATCGCTTGTTTATCGTTAGCAATTTTAATATCTAAAATTGTTTTTCCTTCTAAGATGTGATTTTTCATATTTCCCTTATTTTAGATTGTTAAAAAATTTACCACGCACGCAGTCTTGATAATGCTGCGAGCTTTCGCATGATTGAGCTAGTTTAGCCAGTTTATCGCTTTCGTTAGCGTTTGCATACACGGGCAGGATTAAGAAGATTGCGGCGAGTATGTACAAGAATATTAGTTTTTTCATATTATTTTTTTGAAATTCTCAAATTTAGATTTATAATTGATTTAACATTGTAAGATTAATAACTTTGAAAAAGCGCTCCTGAAAATTTCTTGTTCATTTCTAACAAATATCTGATGTCTTCATCGAATAAAACGCTTCCAGCCTCTTTTCTTTCTTTTATTTTATGTTCAACATCTGCAATAAGCGCTTCTAATTTAGCTCTGCAATCAGTAAGATCACTTGACTTTGCATCAAATACATATTTCTTTTTTTCTAAACAAATTATCTCTAATAAATATTTTTCTTTTTGATCAGAAAAATTTTTAGTGATTGATTCAATTGAATCAGATTGAATATTTTCAATAAATAATTTTTTTGAAAAATCGGTATATCTAACGCTAAAATTTTTCATATTTTTTTCGATTGAATTAAAATTGTTCATATTTTTAAAGATTTAGATTTCATATTTTCAGAAACTCTTTAATGAATTTCTTAGAGACAAATATAATATTGCAATAAATAACATGCAACAACTTTATTCAATAAAATGCAATAATATTTAATAAGTGATTAGATCAATAGAATCAAGTATTTAAAGCATATTGAGACACGCAAAGGCTAGAGCGAGTTGGGAAAGCGAGAATTAAGAGCTGTGAAGTCAATAAACTAGAGGAGTTGCAAAGCAACAGAAAAGGAGATTAGAAAAATAGTTATTGGTTAAACGAGGTCAACCATGCCTAAAACAACAAAAAAGCTTTCAGTTGCGAAGTTTAGAGACAGAGCAACTGAAAGCCCTAAGCCATTAGTAATTAAACTAACAGTAAAAACATGATAAAGAATAATTCCCGCAATTGCAAGCAGAAATTCCAATTAAATACTAGTTGCGGATAAACAGCGGATAAATGGCGGATAGAATTGATCCAAGATTGGCGCAGATAAGAGTTTGCGGATAAACAGCGGATAGATATTTAGTATTTTAAATTAACTAAAAATGACCAAGAGGTTTTTTTAGGCTTAGAGGACAAAAAGCAAAAACACAAAACCTAACTTTTTAGAGATTTTTAACTCATGTTTCACTGTTTCGCTCTTAATAGAATGGAATATGAAACAAAGATTTATAAATAATTTATTATACAAAATGGGTTGCTTTCTTAAAAACTGTGTCAAGGATTATTTTTGAGGCTGCTCTAATTTGGGAATAGAAAGACTAAGCTTGACAAAAAATAAATAACTTGACAAACTCCCCCGCGAAGAGCAAAGCATGCGTGCTATAATCCAACTGGATTTGCTCAAAAAAAATTCGACATGGAAAAATAGCGACCAAGCTTTAGCTGGCGCGGCATGATTAACTAAAATTACAATGGCTAAGAAACTTAGGGTAGATTACACGAAGACCCTTTACGCGACACTCAAGAATAATTTTGTCAAAAATGAATTTGGCTATCCAGCTTTCTTTGATTATTATTTTCAGAGATACGGGGCGCGGAATATTCTGACAGAAGAGAGGAGATTTGCTGGAAAATTAGCTTTTGTTAAAATGTATTTTAAGCTTTTCAGATATAACATAATTTATAAGTTCAAGCATTATGAGCAAGAAATTAACTAGACCAGAAAAAGAAGAGTTAGAGAACCAGCCAAACTTAGGCGGCAGACCGCGCAAGTATCAATGTGTTGAAGATATGGCGAAAGTTATTGATGATTACTTTGAGATTTGCGCTAATAGATTTGTGACAAAAGTAAGTAAAGATGGAGAAATTACACAAGTGCCAAGTCCAGCGCCGAGGCATATTCAAGGGCTTTGCGTGCATTTGGATATTTGCAGAGACACCTTGCTAGAGTATGAGAAATTGCCTGAGTTTTCCGACACGGTTAAGCGGGCCAAGCGGAAATGCGAGTCTTATGCGGTCGATCAGTGCTTTGAAGGAAGGCATGGAAATAAGGCTGATTTTATCCTTAAAAATGGTTACGGATGGTCGGATAAAACTACAATTGAGCAAACTAATATTACTAGAATTATCAAAGATGATATTTAATGATAACGCTAAGTGAAAAGATAGCTCCAGTATTTTATCCAGTTCACAAAGCAATTAGAGATGAAACGCATGATGAGTTTTGGCTGCATGGCGGTAGAGGTTCTACGAAATCAAGCTTTATATCAATACAAATAATTTTAGCATTAATAAGGGACCCTGAAGCAAACGCAATTGCTTTTAGGAAAGTTTCGCGCACGATTAGAGACTCGATTCAAGGTTCTTTAAATTGGGCAATTGATGAGTTGGGTGAAAGTGATAACTTTGATTCAATTAGCTCACCTGCCGAGATAACTTACAAACCGACTGGGCAGAAGATAATTCTAAGAGGGTTAGACGAGCCAAAAAAGCTGAAATCAATTAAACTACGCAAAGGCTATTTTAAAATTCTCTGGTTTGAAGAAGCTGATGAATTTAACGGCGATGCAGAAATAAGAAGTGTTGAGCAATCAATCTTAAGGGGTGGTGAAAAGTTTATTGAGTTTTTAAGCTACAACCCACCAAGAAATCCGAGTCACTGGATTAATAAAATGGCGAAAGAGGCGGGAAATAAACTTGTGCATCACTCAACTTATTTAGATGTGCCGAGGCATTGGCTTGGCGAGAAATTCTTTGACAAAGCAGAGCGATTGAAAGCAAACAATTATGAGACTTACTGCCACGAATATTTAGGAAAAGCGATTGGCAACCCAAAAGAGCTAGTCTTCGCTGGTAAATATGAAGTAAGAGATTTTGAGACCCCGACATTATCAGAAATTTATCAAAACAGGTTCTTTTTTGGTGCAGACTGGGGTTTCGCAAACGATCCAACCGTTTTAATACGCTGCTTTATAAAAGATGATTGTCTGTGGATTGACTATGAGCAATACGGCGCTCAAGTTGAAATTGATCACATTGGAAAAGTTGTTTTTGAAAAAATACCAGAATCTAAAATTTGGCAAATAGAAGCTGACTCATCAAGACCAGAAACTATATCGAATGTATCGCGCCAAGGTTATAAAGTGAGGGGAGCTAAGAAGTGGGCTGGAAGTGTTGAAGAAGGTATTGAATATCTAAAGAGCTTTAAAAAGATAATTATTGAATCTCGCTGCGTAAATTTGGCAAAAGAGTTTGAGAATTACTCTTACTTAGTGGATAAAGAAACTAGGGAGATATTGCCAAAAATTAACGACAAAAAAGACAGGATTTACGAAAAAGAAGGCGACAAAATGGGTATTAAAGACGATGGAATTGATGCGATTAGGTATGCATTAAGCACCTACATTAAGAAAGCACCTGAGATTATCGCTTTCTAATCATATTTTTTAGCTTTGATAATCAAGCAAAAAAGCCCTTTTATTTAAAATAAAAAAAATGTTTTTCCGCAAAGAAAAGAAAAGCTCTGGCAACAATTGGTCGTTCTTGAATATGCTTCGTGGCGAGTATTATCAAGTCAATGCGCCAACCGAATTTATCAAATATTACATCGAGGCTTGCCCTGTTTTTACAGCTACAAAGCTAATTGCTGACGCTATCTCTTCTATTGATATTGTGTTAAAAAACAAAGATGGCGATTATATTTACGAGCATGACGCGCTAAAGATTTTAAGAAATCCAAATCCTTTCACTGACGGACAGCTTTTTATGAAAGAGCTGTCGTCTTATTATATCATAACTGGCAACGCTTATATTAACATCATCGGCGAAAAGAAACCAGTTGAATTAAATTGCCTCAACCCCGCTTCAATTTCAATCTTGCCCGCAAGCGATGGCTATGCTGGCGAATATACTTACAGCTCAAGCAACTTAAACTTCATTTACAACAGAGCGCCAGATAAAAGATTTTTTGACGGCAGAAAAAACGAGTTAGCTCATTTAAGAGACTTCAACCCAAATTTTTCATCAACAAATTTAGTCGGTTCATCTTCATTCTTAGGCTGTCAGTTAGAAATTAGCCAATACATCTTAGCCTCAATCCACAACAACTCGCTTTTAAAGAATCAAGCGAGGCCAAGCGGCATTATTACATACAAAGGCGCAAACGATTTGCAGCAAAGCCAAATTGATAATTTGAAAGAGGTTATTAAGAATAAGCTATCTGGCGCAAGAAACGCAGGAGAGCCAGCTTTTCTAGGTGGTGACTTTAACTGGTTGCAATTGTCTGAGTCTGTAAAAGATATGGACTTCCCGACTCTTAAAAAATCCGTTGCAGAGGCTATTTATTCTGCCGCTAAAATACCTTTGCCAATGATTAGCCCTGACAATATGTCTTTTGCTAATATGGACGCTTCAAAATATGCTTTTTATGACAACGCGGTTTTGCCAACTTTGAGAAGAATATTGAGGTTTTTAGATGCTAGAGTTTTATCTAGATACCCAAACGCGGAAGGGTTGCGATATTCATTTGACGAATCAGCAATTGAAGCGTTAGAAGCTCGCAAATATGATGTAGCAGATAGAGCCTCTAAAATTGGCGTTTTAAGCGATAATGAGATTAGAACAATAATTGGCTACGAATCAACTACTAACGGCGATGGCATTTATAAGCCAGCAAACTTGGTGCAAGTTGGACTTGATAGCTACACCGCCGACAATAGAGACCAGCCAGTGGGCAAAAGCGAGTTTATTAGAATCATGACCGAAGAGAAAAAATTAAACGGCGAAAGACTTTATTCTGACGAATACATCCAGCTAAAAGCCAAGGAGTATTATGGAAATCGACGCTAGAAAAAGAAAGATAGAAGCAAATGCGATTCCTAAGCTCAAGGCCATTTTTAGAAACATGGCAAACGATGCCGAAAGAATTTATCGCAAGAATGGAAGCATAGACAGCCGAGAGCTTGCAAACAATTATTACCCCGAATTTCTAAAGGAAATTAGAGACATAATGCGCAAAACCACGAGAGAGTTTGGTTTTAGTTTGCGAGAAGATTTGCAAAAAAAAGGACTTAACTTCGGTATTGATTTAGAGATAAAAGAAATCACCGATTCAGATGTTAAAAACAAGTTAAAAGAGATTAACGCAGAGCTTGAAGATGCCACAACTTTTTTCATTGCTAATAGTAGCGAAAAACAAGCAAGATTTATTACTCAAACAAACGCAAGAGAAATAGCTCTAGCAATCACGCAAGAAGAAGTGAAATTTAACTCACAAAAGGCGCTCCCTGAGTGGATTATTATTTCAAGAAATATTAAAATTAACTTGCTAGATAAAGCGCAATGGAGAAGTGAGTTAATTGCCGCTCAAGTAGTGGGATTAACTGAAAGCTGGTCAAGAAATGAAGAGGCGGAGATTATTCAAGATGCAGAATTAGAAATTGACAATAGACCCGTTGAAGTTCTTAAAACTTGGATTGCAATACTTGATTCCAAAACAAGGCCAACGCACGCAGCAGCAGACTTCCAGCAAGTAGGAATCAACCAAAACTTTATTGTTGGTGGCTTTGAAGCTAAATATCCGAGAGATGAGAATTTGCCAGCTGATGAGGCAATTAATTGTAGGTGCATCGCTGATTACTCTAACGCCTTTGGCTCAAAGTCATTTAAATCAACAGAAACCTACAAGCCAACGGATGAGATGGCGAGAAACGCTGCTCGCGGTTTAGAATGGCGCAAAGAATATGGAAGAGGTGGCACTTCGATTGGAGTTGCCAGAGCTAACCAATTAAAGAATAGAGAAAACCTAAGCGAAAGCACGGTTAAAAGAATGCACTCTTATTTTTCAAGACACGGCAACTATCGCTCAAGTCATTATGAGTTTAGAGATGGAGAGCCGACAACTTGGAGAATAGCCTGGGAACTTTGGGGCGGAGACGCTGGTAGAGACTGGGCTAAAAGAATTGCTGAAAAGTTAAGAGATTAGAACCTAACGCCTTTTTCTCGGCTTATCTCTTGAGCTGATTTAAAATAAATTTCTATCGAGTCAAAGCTATCTAAAGTATCTAAGCCAAAAACAACGCTCATTTCACCCTCATCACTAAAATCAAGCTCACCGCTTGAATCTCTTCTTGTTTTTAGCTGAATCCAGTTTGGAGACTTCACAACAACCACTTTATCTTTATACTTTATTTTTGCGAAAGCGTAAGACCTCTCAGCCTTCAATATGGATGATTTATATTGAGGGTTTTTATTGATAAAATCCTCAAACTTATCAACCCACTCTTGATTATATTTTAAATCGCCAATAACAGAGATGTAATAAGACCCCGCATCTTCTTTTAGCGGCTTCACATCTTTAACTTTAAATTCAATAGCATCAACCAAAGAATCTAGTTTATCAATTTCAGCTTGCTCGGCAGATATTTTATTAAATGAGCTGCTTAAATCATAAGCGTTTGCGCTGCATGAGAGTAATAAAAATATTAAGAATTTTTTCATGTTTTTATTTTAAAATTGAATCGTCTTTTTTCCAAATTTGCCACGCTTGCTCAAGCTCAGGTAAGCTTGTCATTTGAATTTTCCCGACCAAAAAAAGAATTACTAAATCTTTGTGTAGAATATTCCAGACTTTGTAGCCTACACCATACCTACGCCAAGCATCGCAGACTTTCTCAGAATAATTATTCATTAATGCAAATTGCTTTACCTGCCCGCAATAAGGCAGCTCAGTTTTATACTTCTTAAGCACCCACAACAGAAAGTAATATTTGCCGTTAAATGTTATATTTAAATCAACTGCATCTTGTTCATTAATCATATTTTTTAGATTAGCGGTTTTAAAACAAACCCGTTTAATAAAATTAAATTTTTAAAAATCAACAACTTATTTTTTAATGAAAAAAGAGATTAAGTCACTTCCTTTTGAAGTAAAAGAAATCAACGAGGATGGCGAATATTTTACTTTTGAAGGCTATGCCTCAACTTTCGGTAACATAGACTTAGGTGATGACATTATTGTTCGTGGCGCATTTTCAAAGACTTTAGAGAAAAATGCAATGTTACCAATTCTTTGGCAGCACCAAATGTCTGAGCCAGTTGGAAAGTCAGTAACTCTTTATGAAGATGACAAAGGTCTATATATCAAAGCAATTCTACCAAAAGAAGATTCTCTTGTTAAAGGTCGCATAATTCCACAGATGAAAGTGGGTTCAATTCGCGAAATGTCAATTGGTTTTTTCACTCGTGATGCAGAAATGGAAAAAGGCATCCGCTTGCTGAAAGAAATAGAATTATTTGAAGTGTCTTTGGTTACAAAAGCAATGAATCCTCAAGCCCTTGTAAGCGGCTTTAAATCAATGGAATCATTAAAAGACATAGAACAATCACTTAAAGAAATGGGGCTTTCTAACACGGAAGCAAAAACCCTTATTTCTAAAGTAAAAGAATTTTCCAACCAGCGTGACGCTGAAGAAAAAGCTCATCGCGATGATGAGATAAAACAAAGAGTCATAAGCGACTTAAACAATTATATTATCAATTTAAAAAACAAATAAAATGTCAGATTTTGAACAAAAACATATTGAAGCATTAGAAGCCCTTCGCAAAGGAGTTTCTGCTGAAATGGAAGTTAAAATTAACACCCTTTTGGATGCTCAAGAAGAAAAAAACCAAGCTAAATTCAGAGAATTAAGCGAAAAAGCTAACAAAGCTCAAGAAGTAGAAGAAAAAATGAATTCTCTTGAAGCTGATCTTAAAAGAGGACTTGGTGGCGAAGAAAAAGCTGCTAAAACTCAAGAATTGAAAGCTTTTGAAACTTACCTAAGAAAAAACTCTAGCTTTGTAGGTGAAGAATTAAAATATCTTAGAACGGATATTGACTCTCAAGGTGGCTATTTATTGCCAACTGAATTAGATTCAGAAATTATCAAAAAAATTATTGAAATTTCTAACATCCGCGCAGTTGCAAGAATCCGTCCAATGAGTTCTAAATCTCTTGGCATGCCAACTCGTTCAACAATTGTTTCTGCTGGAATGGTTGGAGAAGGTCAACAAGATACTCTTTCTAATTCAACTTATGGCTTAGAAAAGCTTTATGCTAAAAAGGCGCAAGTGACTGTCTCTTCAACAATTGAAGAATTAGAAGATACTTCTTTCGATGTCGCTAATCTTATCATGCAAGATGTTGGAGAAGAAATGGCTAAACTAGAAGGAACTCAATTTACTGTGGGTTCTGGTGCTGGTAATAACTGCGAAGGTTTTATGACTAATGCAAATATCGCACAAGTAAATTCTGGCGCCGCTTCTGCCCTTACTTTCGATTCTTTAATTACATTAACTGGCGAACTTAAAACTGGATACAATCCAATTTTTGGCATGAATAGAAAAACATTAGCGATCGTTCGTAAATTGAAAGATGGCAATGGTCAATATTTATGGCAAGCTGGAAACCTAAGCGCTGGAGTTCCTAACCAAATTTTAGGTCATAATTATATCGAAATCCCTGATATGCCAGATGTTGGAGCTGATTTGTTTCCTGTTATTTACGGAGATTTTAGAAGAGGCTACACTATTGGCGACAGAAAAGGTTTGACAATGGTAAGAGACGAAGTCACTCAAAAAAGAGAAGGCAAAGTCGAATTTACTTTCTACAGAAGATTTGCGGGAATGGTTACCCTTCCAGAAGCTTTCGTTAAACTAAAAATTGCTGCTTAATGTAGCTGGAGGGGTTCGCCCCCTCCTTTTTTCAACTCAAATAAATAAAAAAAATGCCTAGCGTAGATCAAAAAAATAACATTAGTGTTGAAAACGCACTAAACATCCAAGCAATCACAACAAACACAACAACTGTTGGCGTTGAAGTTGACACCAAAGGTTTTGAATCAGTGACTTTTGAAATTATCACTGGCGCAAGAACTGACGGAACCGTGACTCCTGTTGTTCAAGCAACTGACACTTCGGGAAGTGATTACTATGATGTGACTAATGATTTCCTTATTGGAACTGAGGATGAAGCTGCACTTTCTGCCGCTCAATCTCGCTCAATTATTGGGGCTGTCGCTTCTTATCAATTTTATAAACTATCTTTGGTTTCAACAGATGTCACTTCTGGCTTGACTGCAGGCGCTTCTGCAATCCTTGGTTCACCAAGAAGTGCGCCAGTTGCTTAAGTAACTTAGGGGGGTGTAAAAACCCCTCTATTAAACAAAATTAAAATGAAAATAAAAGTTTTAAAAAATACTAAAGCTGCAAAAGATAAACTCGGAATTGAAGCCTTTGACTACCAAGCTGGCGAGACTTATGAAATCTTTGACGAATTGGCAAATGTTTTTGTTTCTCAAGGTTGGGGAGTTGAAGAAAAGACTGAAAAAGAAAAACAAATAGAGATTGAAGAAAAAGCAATCAATAATTTAGAAAATAAAGCAGTTGATAACTTAGAAAATAAGGCAATCGACAATCTTAACAACAAAAAGAAAGGTAAAAAATAATGTCAAATGTATTAAATCGTTTTGAACAGCCAGTATCTAACTCACAAGACAACCCTCTAATTTTGGGTGGCACTGTTGAAACTGTTAGCGGTCAATCACTTAAAAAAGTTTATGTGACTACATCAATCGCAGACATTTCAACTGCTGGTCAAATTTATGTAGTATCTCCAGTTGCTGGAACTATTACTAAAATTTACTCTGTAATTAATGGCGCTATCGCAACTGCTAACGCAGTTTTGACTCCAAAAATTGCTGGCACTGCTATCACTGGCGGCGCGATTACAGTTGCTTTCTCTGGCTCTGCCGCTGGCGATGTTGATTCATCAACTCCAAGCGCTGCGAATGTGATTACAGCTGGCGCGGCAATTGAAATTCAAACTGATGGAGCTTCTAGCAACACAGTCGAAGTTGTTTTAACAATTGAAATCACTTTAAGCTAATGTCAGCTAAGCAAATTTTTACAGCACAAGCAGCCGACGGCAATAGCGAAACTTTCGCCGGCAATGGTAGAGCTAGCTTGAAAATCAATGGAGTTTTTGATGGATGTTCCATTCAACTTCAAGCAAAAACCAACAACTCTAACGACGACTACAGCACTACTGGCGATGCACCTATTACCGCGGCTGGAGTTTGGAACTTAGAATTTTCGCCCAACCTTAATTACAGATTAGTCTTAAGTTCTGCTGGAGCATCAACAAGCATAAACGCTTTTGTCACGCAATAATGCAGCCAATCAATTACATTCTAGTTAGTGAAATAGGGTCGGAACTTCTAACCTTGAGTGACATAAAAACTCACTTGAGGATAGATGGCTCTGACTATGACTCTATTTTAACCCCGCTGATTAAAACATCGAGATTAATTGGCGAGAAGATAACTGGCAGGGACTTTATTCAGAAAGAGTGGAAAACATATCTTGATTACTTCCCCGCTTCCAGTTACGAAGGAATAGAGCTTAGAAAATCAAAGTTGCTTTCCATCACTTCGATTCAGTATTATGATGAAAATGATGCGCTTCAAACTCTAAGCTCCAATGATTATTACATAACGAATGAAGCTGATTATTCTTCTATATTCATTAAGTGCGATAAATCATTTCCTAATACCGCTTGCCGCGCACAAGCTATCATTATTACCTTTAGAACCAGCTTTCCAAACTTCCCAGAAGATTTAAAACAAGCGATGCTTTCTGTATGCGCTTATTTATTCGAGAACGCTGGCGACTGTATAAACGACGGCAACTCTCAATTTAAATCCCTGTTTTTCCCTTACATCATTTCACAAATATTTTTGTTATGAGATGTCAGTCAATCAAAAGAAATATAAACAAAGTTTGCACGGGTGATTTTAGAGACAGAATAGCTATTCAAGCGACATCAGTTACTGCAAATAATTCGCCTAACGGACTTTCAAGCGTAGGCTTTGCAACTGTTGCCACAGTGTGGGCATTAGTAAAAACAAACGCTTCAAGACAGTATATAGATGGCGTAAACATCGAAAACGGATTAAATACTGACTTTTACATAAGATATAATTCTGCGATTCCTTTGGATAAAGAGCTTTGGGTGGAATATAAAAATGTTTTATACAAAATAACAAATACCGACAACATCGACAAAATGGATAATATAGTGCGCCTGAGATCAAGCGAGAAAGGAAGTGAGGACATTAACGCAAACAAAAGATGATAAAGGTAACAGAAAGCTCACAAAATGCTAAAACACTCAAATTCCTTTATGACTTGCCAGTTGAAATAACTAGGGCAATTAGACAAGGCTTTTACACTTCTGGTAAGCAATTAGTAGCTGACCTAAATAAAGATATGAAAGCGCCTAAAAGCGGTAAAAAATACAAGGTTTATAGGGGTGTCAGCGGTAAATTAAATAGACCAAAACTTCATACAGCTTCCGATGCAAGCCAAACTCCCGCAATTATTACAGGGGCCTTTAGAAAGTCCGTTGATTTTAAAGTAAGAGGAAACCGAGAGCTTGAATTTGGAGCTAATCAATCAGCGCCAGTTTATGCCGAGTTTTTGGAAAATGGAACTTCAAAAATGGAAGCAAGGGAGCCTTTCAAAAGAACTGTTTTAAAAAACAAAGAAAGAATTAAGTCAAATATTGACACTAGAATTAAACAAGCAATGACAGGTAAGCAATGAGAGCGGTTTATGTTGTAAACAGACTAAAAGAAGAGCTGCCAAAATTTACTGACGGCTTTTCAGAAATACTTTCGGTATCCTCTTTAACAAGAAGCTCTACGACAATTACTTGCGCCACCTCAACAGCCCACGGCTTAACTACTGGCAATTATGTAACTATTAGAGGAGCGAAAGAGCCAATCGCTTTAACTAGCATAACTTTTTTAAATGGCATCGCAACCGCAACTTCTCCAACAGACCATAAACTAAGCGATCCTTCTTTATATTCACCAGAAAGCCTGCCTCTTTATGTAGAAATATCAGGTGCGACTGGATTTAATGGAACTTGGGAGCTTGTAAGCGTTCCAACTAAATTAACTTTCACTTTTAAAGTTACTGGAAGTCCTTCAAATGTATCTGGCGGATTTCTTCTGTTAGAAGACCAAGATGGTTATAACGGCTACAAGCAAATTACGGTTACAAGCACAACAGCTTTTACCTATACAACAACTGGCACAATGCAGTCACCTGCTCAAGGAACGATTCAGGTTAGCTGTTTAACTAGAATTGATTACGCCGCGACAGCTCAAAGGATTCAAGATTTTTATTCTGCAAATTCTGCTGGAGTTTTGAAAACTTGGGCTTTTGTAGTTATGGGGCAAAATCAAGCGTTTAGAGATGATACTGTTGTTGGTGATTCATCTTCTGCAAAAAGAACGAATGAGAGCTATTGGTATACTATGCAGCAAGCATTTAGTGTCTATGTTGTAATTCCTTCAAAAGATTCAATACTAGGCGGCAATACAGCTGATATAGCTAAATCTTATTTGCAACCGATGATTAAAACCTTGTCAAACTTTATTTTTCAAAGTGATTTTAACGAAGAGCGAACTCAGCCCTGCGTTTTTGCTAATGATGAAGCTGATGACTATATAAAGGTTTCTTACACGCACAGATTTGACTTTACCGTTCAAAGCATAGTTCAAACAATCGACACAGCAAACTTTAGCAATGGCGTGCCACTACAACTAGTTGATGGCGTCTTTGAGCAAGGCTTGGATTATTATGTCAACACTCGTTAAATCATATTTTTTAGATTAGCTTTTTTTTAAGCGAAAATAACAATTGAATTAAATTAAATTTTTAAACATGAAATTAAAATTAAATCAAGATTTAAGAACGCCTAAAGGCAAGCTAACCAAAGACTCAACAATAGAAGTTGTAGATGTTGATGGCGTGCCAGCGGATAAATTCTGGCGCAATAGATTAAAAGACTCAGCAATTGATAATTGCGTAGAGATTGTTTCAACTCAAACTAAAGGTAAAAAATAATGGCAGCCTCATTTCCTAATGTTACATCAAATATTAAATCAGCTTTAACTGCCCAAGATGCAGGCGAGCGCTCGATTTTACTTACTGGCTGCATGATTAGCGGAACTGCATCAAGCGGCCAATTAATTGAAGGCATAATTTCAAAAGCAGAGTTCAATACTTATTTTGGCGCTAAATCACAAATCGCAAAAGCTGGTAGAGCTTTAATTGATGCTCTTGCAATTTCTAGAGTTAGACCAAGAATTTCAGCAATTGGATTAACCGATAACGGTTCTGGCGTTGCTGCAACTGGCTCAATAGTTTTTGCAACTAATGCAACAGCGGCTGGCACTATCACAGTTTATATTGATTCAATCAGAAATGGTAAATATGAAATTCCAGTAGCAGTTGGCGATACTCCAACTAAAATTGGCGATGCTCTAGTTGCTTTAATTACAGCCAATACTTATTCCCCAGTTTCTGCGGTAAATACAACCGGAAGCGTTGCTTTGACGGCCGTAAATGACGGAACTCAAGGAAATACCATTGGCCTTAAATATGATATTGGAACGGTTGCAGGCACAACAGTCACCTTAACGGCAATGGCAAGCGGCGCTACTAACCCAGTTTTAACTTCATTATTTGATTCAGTTGCCGATAAAAGATACACCTCAATTGTTTATCCTGCAGAATGGGGAACTTCAACTTTAACTACTTTTACAGAAGCCAGATTTAATGTTGACAATAAGATTGTTGATGGCGTTGGTATCGTATGCAAGAATGACACTTACTCAACCTCAAATAGTGCTTTAGACGCTCTAAATCAAAAAACTTTAGCTTATATTCCTAACGCTTTGATTGCTAGCTCAACTCACAAAGGCGGCGCTATTTTTGAAAGCCCTCTAGTTGTTGCAGCCTATGCGGCGGCTTATAGAGAGTTGAGATTAACGGTTGGTTCAAATGTTTCAGCAATCACAACTAACGGTCAAGCAATTGGCGGTAATTTCTTTGGTGGAATTCCCTACCACAATACTCCTTTCTCATTGCTTCCAGTTATTGAAACTGGCAACGATTTCTCAGATGAAGAATGTGTTGAATTAGAAAGCTCTGGTGGTTGGTTACTAAGAAATAATCCAGCTAATACAGCTATTATTTCTAACGAAGCTGTAACTACTTATAAAACTGATACCCTAGGTCAACCAGACCCTACTTTCAAATATTTGAACTATGTAGACACTTTGACGATCGCTAGAGATTATGTATTTAGAAATCTTAAAGCTGATTTCTCACAACATATCTTAACAACTGGTCAATTAATCGCTGGTCGCCCAATGGTTAATCGCGAAGGCTTTATTTCAAGAATGATGGGCTATTATGCGGCTCTTTCTGGAATTAATGGCAACAACAATTATGTCTTGCTAAGAGCAGGAACTGCAGAAGCTCTTGCATTTAAACAAGCTCTTGATGACTCCGTTGTCATTACCTTAGTTGATGGCAAGATTACTGCAGAATCAATCGCAAACATTGTCACACAAGTGAGAAATATTATCGTTAACTTCACTCCAACTTTTGAATAATTATGTCTATTTTAAATTACGGCGATTTGTCAATTAACGGCACTGTTGAATCTTACGAGGGCGCAGTTAAAATCCAAGCAGGCTCGATCAAAAGAGTTGTAAATCCTCAAGTTAATGGCTCAAAAATCATTACTTCAGATATTTCAACTAACATGAGCAAAATTATAATTCCTGTTCGTGTTAGCCCAGCTTCAAATGCTAGATACGACGCATTATTCAACAATGGCGACAACAACACAATCTCTTTTAGAGATAAAAACTTCACAGCTTGCGTAATGGAAGAATTGCCAGAGCGCGAAGATATGGCTATTGTTGAATATGTATTTATTGGGGACCCTGCAATCTAATGACTGATAAAATAAATTTCACATTACAGAATCCAATTAAAAGCCAGATCAAACTTGATGGCAAAAATGATTTTGTAGATTTAGATACTGTTTATCTTAAAGCTCCGTCTTACAAAGAAAAAGATAAAACTCTAATCTTAAAAAAGAAATTTATTGAAGCGGTTTTTTTGATGACAAATTCACTTCCAAGACAAGAAGCGCAAGAGCAAATTGGTGATGGAAAACTTGATGCCAAAGCAATTAAAGCAGTTTTGTTTGCTGCTGGGGGCTTTGATATTGTTGCTTATTTTAAGCACTTTGAAAGCCTAGTTTTAAGTGTTGGCTTTAAAGATGAAGCAATGGAACAACCTCTAAATAACTTAGATATGCAAAAGCTCGATGAGTCTGATTTTGAGGAGCTACTGGCTAAATATTTAGAGGTTTTTTTTATTACTTCTTGGATGAAGACTTTAAGCTAGAGTCGCTTATCTGCGGCCTAGCTTATTTTTTTAAAGGCTCTGCGAGCATCGACTGGCTAGAAAGTCAACCAATACCCAAACTACTTAGATTACAAAAAGAGGCGGAAAAAATTAATAAACAACTAGAGAAAAATGTTTAAAGTATCATACATCTACGACCTAGTTGATAACATAAGCCCTCAATTAAAGAAGATTCAATCAAATTTAGAGCAGGCAGGCAATAAGGTTCAAGCTACCGCTCAGTCAATGGCCTCCTCTCTCAATAATGTTGGGCAATCATTAAAACAAACAAGTCAATCTTTTAAAAACGCTGGCTCAACTCTCGCTCCTTTGTCGGTTGCAATGGGTGGCGTGGCAATTAAAGCTTTAAGCTCTGCTGCAAACTTTGAGAAGCTTCAAATGCAAATGGAGGTCTTGACTGGTTCCGCTGAGAAAGGAAGAGAGGTATTTAAAAAGCTCGTAGCATTTGCCGCCGCAACTCCTTTTGAATTGCCAGAACTTGTAAAAGCCAATAATACCTTGATGGGCTTTGGAATGACTGCTGAAGATGCTTTTGATTCTCTTAAAATGATTGGTGATGTTTCTGCTGTTGCTGGTGGTGATTTGCAAGGCATAACTGTCGCATTTGGTCAAGCTGCTGCCTCTGGTCGCTTAATGGGGCAAGATTTACTTCAATTGGTAAATAATGGCGTTCCTGTTATCGATATGTTGTCTAAGTCAATGGGCGTTGCCAAAGAGCGAATCAAAGACATGGTGTCAGAAGGTAAAATTACTTTACCAGTTTTAGTTAAAGCATTTAGAGACGCAACGAGCGAAGGCGGGAAATTCAACAATGGTATGGACAAACTATCAAAAACTCTTGGTGGCGTTTACTCTACCTTGAAAGATAGCGTTAATATTGCCTTTGCTGAATTAGGATCTGAAATGGCAAAATCAATTAATCTTCAACAACTAATAAAAGACCTAAGCGAATTTGCTGGAAAACTAACTGAAAAGTTCAAAGCTTTAAGCCCAGAAGCCAAGAAATTTATTACTTATCTTGTTCTAGCGACAACGGTTCTAGCCCCTCTTCTTTTGGTTCTTGGCTCATTAATTGGAATTTTAGGACTGGCATTTAGCGGATTGTCAATTCTTGCTACTGGATTTGTTTTAATCTTTACGCCAGTTGGTTTAATTACTGCTGGAGTTGTTGCATTAATTGCCGTGATTTATTCTTTAAGAGACAGCTTCGCAATCGTTTATGATTTTCTAAAAAACAATTTATTAGCAATCTTTGATGCCATTGTTTTAAAAGTAGAAAGCGTTGTTGCAAAAATAAACGAATTGAGATCAGGCGCAGCTTCAATATTAAGCTCCGTTGGCTTAGAAAGCGCAGCTAATTTTGTTGCGCCAGAAATAAATCAAA